AAAAAAAAACAATAAATAAATACACAAGTTTATTAGTATTATTGTATTAATATGAAGCCTATTGAAAGAGTAAAAAGTAATGAAGTAGGAGTATAATGACGCAGTATTAAGTATTATTATAATACCCAACCTAGCTAGGTATTATCAGTCTGAAGTTTCTTTGATTAAGTAAATAGGAAGTTTACTAAAGAAGTTTAATCCTTAATATTAATAGAGGGTATATTCCTGTGAGGTAAAAATTTATAACATATATATAAAGAGAGTAGCCAACATAAGGTAAGTATTTATTTATATAAACAATAAAAAATAATAATAACTATGTTTGATTTTCATGACTTTAATAGCTCATTTAATTCATTATTTATGTTATGGACTCTATTTGGGTTTATAGCTTTCATTTATATAATGATATTCTGTTAATATATAACATTTAAAACAATGAGAAGAGCAACTATAGAAGACCTCAAGTTAGAGGCATGGTTAAGAGAAAGAAACTCTGACCAAATTAAATGGAAGACTAAGGATGGTTCACTTATTTCTATTAAAGATTTAAGTGATTCTCACCTTAACAATATCCTTAATATGTTAGAAAGAGAAGCTTTATTTATGGAAGCTTTAGGAAGTATAGGAGATATGGACTTTTAGTCTTATCTCCTAATTAAACCAATAATTAAATAACAATGTCAAGAAAAAGATTTAGTAGGAATATCATTGCAAGCAGTGATTCCTATAAATGGAAGTCTCATCTTAATCTTTTAAGAGAAAACCATAAAAGTAATGAAGAATATTTTACACATATCAATGCTACTGTTGTAGTAGAAAGAAAGGTAGAATATTATACTAAATGTTTTGGTAAGCTCATTAAGATTACTAAAGAAGAGGCTTTGAGATTAGATACAAGTTTAGTAATAACATTTTAAAAGACACATTTATGAAGAAGATATTTAAATTTATTTTATTATGGGTAACGGCTTTATCTTTAATAGCATTTGCATGTGCTTTAGATGGTTGCCCATTAAGCACCTTTATTATATGGACTACAATAAACCTATTCTTAGGTTTAATAACCTGTAATTGGTTAACCTATGATGATTTATATGTATTATCAGGGTCTAAATGGTTCAATGATAAGTTTCATATAACAGATGAAGATAAATGAAATTATGATTCCTACATAGTTTAATTTTGATGATTAAGTGTTAATTCAACCTCCTCACTTTAGTATAATATACTAGGTGAGGAGTTTTTTATCAATTATTCAATAAATCTACAATATGAATTTTATAGATAAACTTGAAGCTTGTAAAGCTATTTTTACTCATGATACTTATTATTTAATAGTAAGTAATGAGTCTACAAAAGATATAGAATCTGAAGTAAAATCTAATATAAAAGATACTGAAACTGTGAGAAAAAAGCTTATCAAGTTCTTAAAAGATGAAATTAAAGAGCTACAAGAGTTTAAACGATTATATCAATTAAAATAAATAAATTATGAAAAAATACATATTAGTTAGCTTCCCTCATATACAAGATTTTATGGAACATCCCAGATGGAGTGAATGTATATTCTGTATGGAAATAGAAGGTCATCCATGTGAAAATAGTACTTTTGCAGTACCAGAGGATTTATATAATGAAATTAAAGGATTATAAGAGTTAAAACTTTTATGTTAAATATATAAATGAATTATCAGGATTTAACAGATTTAATTAACTTTGCTAAAAGCAAGAATTTAATGAAACAAGCTGTAAGTGAAGTATATAACTTATGGTTAAAAGATTTAGAGCAACAATATTTAGATTATGTTGCAGACTGTCATATAGAAGATTAAATGACTAAGTGATATATAGTATAAGATATAAATGGTTTTGTTTTTAATGTGTTAATATTAAAGTCTTTACTACTGGACTGTGAAGTTAGGTAGTATTATACTCTTATAGTTCAAAGGATAGAACAAGGGTCTTCTAAACCTTAGATGTAAGTTCGAGTCTTACTAAGAGTACATGATTTGTCATAAATGTGATTTTAATTTTAATTATTGGGATAATCTTACTTTGTTGTGAAACAAGGTAAGATTTTTATTTTAAAATAATCACTTTATACACAATAAATCTATTATATATCTCTTCAAGACCATATATTATCAGGTCTAGAAGGGTTTATTAAAAGGGGATGCCATGGTTTTGCTTGTCATGGAGGAATAATAAATCATGCAGGTACTTATACCTTAAAATAGGAAAACAATAAATGCAAAGGTTAATTTTAGACCTCAGGCTACTGTTATGCTTTTAGCAGCTTAATAGTATAAAGCCTCTAGTTAATCACTGACTAAGGAACATAATAGTGATAATTTTAGCTTATATAGCTTATCAGCTTTTTCCTTATTTTTAGCTTTGTTAAGATAAGGTGGTGGATGCTGAAATTCATTCAGCCCTATGTGAGTAATCACAAAAAGCATGTAAAAGTTTATTATTAATAAATGGCNNATTAAGCACAAACCAACAGGGTTGTATTATCAGCCTACAGTTAATGGAAATAACTTATCAAAAAAAAGGTAAAGTTTATCTAACAAAGAACAACATGTTAAATGGGAAAGATGCTTTTGTGTATATTTCACTTAATGAACAAGGTAGACTTTACAAGAAGTATGAAAAATACTTTCCTACCCTAAAACCTGACCCTTTATATATGACAGGTAGAGTTGATAAAACAGAGTTTGAAAAGGAAGAATTATAAAATAAAGAATGACTAGATATAATAATTATGCAGACATCCTAAGCTATATTAGAAGTATTAAAAAGGATATTAAAAAGGGAAGACATGATTGCTTTGTAGATAGTACATATATAAGTATAATAGAAAACCCTGGTTATTTACCATTAGAAATAGCTGCAAGGTTTTTAAGGAGAAAAGGTTATACTGTAAAGGTAAGGTCTCATATTATACCCTTATCTCCTTTATGTTTTGGAAGACCTCTTAGTGCTTATAGATATGTAATTGTAAGTTATTAGTAAATATGGAAAGAGAAATATTATTTAGAGCAAAATGTGCTAAAAACTGGCATTATGGAAATTATATACACTTTGATAAAAAGCCTATTAATAGTCATTGTAATGTACATCATAAAGATTTTATTGTAACTAATGAAGATGATGGGGAATGGTATTATCCTATTACAGACCTTTCTTCTCTTGGTCAATATACAGGAATAAAAGATAAAAATGGAAAGAAAATATATGAAGGTGATATAATTAGATACTATGAATTAGACACCTTTTGTATTAATCCTGACTGTGATATTCATCTACATGGTTATGGAAGCTATGTACATAAGTATGAAGGTATTGTTAAGTTTGAAGGTGGTATATTTGGAATATGGGATATTGAAGATTATCCTGTAAGACCATTAACTTCTCTTGGAATTTGCAAAGAAACAATTGATGATATGAAACAAGATGCATATCTTGAAACTAATGGTTATAATCTTAACTCTATAGTTGGTATAGAAGTAATTGGTAATATCTACGATAAATCAAAATAAAATAAAATATATGAAAGAATTAATTTCAAATTTAAGTACAATTGAGTGTTCTCTTTTGTTTGTTTCAATAACAATTTTAGGCACAGTTCTAATTGGATTGATAATGTCAGGTTTTAATAGGAACTAAGATTATGGGAGAATCAATATTTACAGGAATATTTTTAACTTTAGTATATTCAGTACTAGTTATGTTAGCACTCTATGTGTTTGCACTTATTATAGCAAGTTTAATGCAAAAATAAGTATAAATATGAGACATAAGTGGTCCAAAGTACCTGTAGGTGCATTAATCAATCCCTGCTCAACAACACAGGTATGTGAGAGATGTGGTATGGTTAGAATAAATGCTTACTGTGGTAGATTACAATATTATCTACCAGATAATACACCTGTTTATAGAGCTGGAGAATGTCCAGGTAGAAAATAAAAAAAAACACTTACTATTTAAAATGAATAAGAAGTATGGAACATAAAGAAATGTATGAAATATTCATCTCTACTTTAAAGAGTATTTCTCAAGTTTGTGATATTACTACATCTGGTAATGTATCACATAATATCATATCTATTAAGGGTAAATGTAGAGACATGTTAACATTTTATGAAAAATATAAATCAGAATTAAAATAAATTTAAGAATGGAACTAACATTAAATATAGGTGATAATATTAATATCCCTGAAAATTGTGAAGTAGTGGTTAAAGATAATACTTTAACTATTAAGGAAAAGCATGAAATCTTTAAAGATAGAGACATATTAGTAGTAAAAGATAATCCTTCATTTGTAGTTATCTTTGAAAGATATTCTCCAAACAGAAATACCTTTTATAGTTATTATAACGATCAAAAGTTAAATAACACAAATTGGAGTGTAAAATGTTTTAGACATGCTACAAAGGAAGAAAAACAAGATTTCTTTGATATACTAAAAGCAGATGGTTTGTGCTGAAATGCTGAAACTAAGACTATAGAAAGAATTAGAAAGAGAGTAAAGAAAGGAGAAAAATTCTTATACATAAATAGCTTAGGAAATGTTGAAAGTACTGAAGACTGGGGAGAAGGCTCATGTGATGATGATAGCTACAATTCAGGTAATTATTACCCTCTAGAGGAAAGAGAGCAAGCAGAAAAAGATGCAAAAGAAATTAAAGCTATCTACCAAAGAAGGTTTAAAGTCTAATAATAAAGATATAAAATATGAAGATTAATTTTAAGAAAGAACACTTTGATAAGCTCAAAGAATTAGCTGTTAAGGCACTACTTAATAATGATGTTATTATGGGTAAATTAGGTACTCCTATTAATATCATAGAGCTTATTCATTGTACTACTATCAATAGTCTTAATAACATAAGACTATCTCTTGCTAAGAAGATAGAGAGTCTTGAAGAGAAGGATGAATGGACATCTAATGAATTAAATCAGGGTTCTCTTTTGAAAGCAAAAGAACAAAAGGAATTAGTTAATCTTATCATAGGTTATAAGAGATACAAGCAAGAGATTGAAGATAATAAGGCTAATAAAGAGGCTTTGTTAGAGCAATTAAATGTGCTTAAAGAATCTCAAAAGACTCCTGAAGATAAGATTAAAGAGTTAGAAGATAAACTTGCTAATATTAGCCAAGTAGAAGAGTTCTAAGGGTAAAACAATGTTACTTACAATACATAAACAACTAATTTTATTATGGAAATACAATTAAACAATAGTAACAACAATCCTTTTTATGGATTAAGAAATTGTATTAATATATTTGAGAAAGGAGCTAACAGCACTATAGTATATAGTGAGTTAGACAAGTGTTGGGAAGAAGTAAAGGATAATAAAGAACATAGAGAAATGTTCTTTTCTTTACTATTCTCAATAGGAGATATAACCTCAAGACAGCACAATATCTTTAAAGGTATTAAGAAAGATAATGGTGGAAGTGCTAATAGAGAGGCATTTTACACTATATTCTTATGGCTAAAAGATAATCATAAGGAACAATTTATTAAGTTCTTAAATGTAGGTTTATTCAATGAATATACTTGCTTTGATAATCTATTTAGGTCTAGAATTAGGTCTACTAGAAAAGGTATAGTTACTAAGGTATATAATACTCTTAGTGATGAAAAATACACTAAAGAACTTCTTAAGTATGTTTATAAGATTATCAATGGTACTAATCCATTTAATAAATTCTTGGTAGCTAAATTCCTCACTATACCTAGACTTAGTAAGAGAGCTAATCATAATAAGATGCTTCCTGAGACTTTAGAAGTTATGCACAATAAAGCTAAATTTATTGCAGAGCTATCTAAACTTATGAATTGGGAATACTCTTATAGTGGTAACTATGCTAATTTTACAGGTTATAGAGAGTGGAGAAAGCAATATAATCAAGACTTAGAGTCTGTATTATTCTCTACAGGTAAAATCAATGAATTTGATAAAGAAGGCTTTATTAATTGGTTAGATAGATTACCTGCATCTGCTAGATTCAGAGTTAGAAATAGAATCCTATTTACCAAAGACAATGTATTAAAGTATCCTAAACTAAAACAATGGCATGAAGAATGGGAGAAATACAAAGAATCTAAGCAAGAAGAGCAAAGAGTTCTTGAAGAGAAGGTTAGACAAGGTGTAGCTACTGAGGAAGATAAAACTAAACTTACTAAAGTTAAGAAAGAAGCTAAAGTAACTACAGGAGCTGTCAATTTTAAGGAGCTATATGAAGATATAGGTAGAAATAAAATTGATAATTTAAAGGTAGAATCTTTTATTCAAAATAAAGTTAATCTACCTTATAATAGCCTTGTTATAATAGATGACTCAGGTTCTATGAGTGGTGGTCCTTTTAATATTGCTTCATTTATAGCAGCAGTATGTCTTTATAAGAATCCTGATGATGATGCAAGAAATCTTGTAGGTATGTTTAATACCAGTAGTCATTGGTATAGTTTTATTGATAGTAAAGCTTCATCTCCTAATAGTATTATGAGAGCAAGAGTTGCTAAGACTATTGATAAACCTCTTATAGACCCTACAAAGTCTTTCTTAGAGAACTATAACAATGTAGCATCTTTCTTAAAATCTAAGTTTAGAGGAGGATGTACTAATATTAGTTCTATTCCTGAAGGTCTTAGAAATGCTTGTAATAGTAATCCTGAAATACTAGATAGTTTAAAGAACTACCCAGTATGGACTATTATTAGTGATTAACTTAAGTCACCTTATATAGTAATATATAAGAAAAATGCTTTAAATTGCGGGAAACCCCTTAAGATTTGCTAACTAAGCATATTTAGAAATAAATATGTGGTTCCAGTAATGAAGTGAAGTATAGTAAAATCAGCAAATATTGGACAATCCGCAGCCAAATATCTTAATTATAAAATATTAATAAATTCTTTATTCTATTGCATAACTGAATTTAATTGTTTATCTTTGTATTATTAAATAGTATAATTATGAGACAATTAAGTTTAGAAGAAAAATTAGAAATCATAAAATTATACCAAGAAGGTAGTGCAGCTAATGTATTGAGAAAGAAATTTAAACTTCAATTTCAAGATATTAAAACAGTACTAACTGAGTATAATATAACTCCTAGAACTCATAGGGAAAGTAGAAAATCTTATAAGTATAATGAGAATTACTTTGAGAATATTGATACTTCTGAAAAAAGCATATTGGCTTGGTTTTATATATGCTGATGGGTTTATAACTAGAAAAACTAATGGAAGTGCTGTATTTGGACTTACATTAGCAGAAGAAGAACCTTTGATTAAATTAAATCAATGTTTAGAATCTAATAAACCTATTGGAAAATACAAAAAGGTTAATAGTTATAATTTAAATAGTATAGAATATAAGCTTGCTTTTTGTTCTAATAAAATGGTTTCTGATTTAGAAAAACATGGATGTATAGAAAGAAAAACCTTTAAATTAAAATTTCCAAAGTTAAATGAGAATTTAATTCCTCATTTTATAAGAGGCTATTTTGATGGAGATGGGAGTGTATTTTTACATATCCAAAAAGCAAATAATACAGAATATATAATGTTAGGTGTTACAATTTGTGGAATTAAGTCCTTTTTAGATGATTTGTCAAAATATATAGGTTTTGAAAATTGTGTATATAAGGATAAAAGAAAGAAAACAGATTGTTATAGTATAAAATTAGCATCAAATATTAGATGTCTTAAATTATATCATTACTTATATAGTAATGCTGGCAATATGTATTTATCAAGGAAAAAAGATAAATTTGATAATTTTATAAAAGATAGAGGTTCAACGACTACAATAAGCAATCCTATCTATGATAACAGTGAATATATAAAACTATGTTACATAGAGGATTAAGGTATAGTCTGGTCTCATATGAAAGTATGAGTTAACATTACGGGAGAATGGAATAACTTATATTCACCTGAAGCATCTATTAATGACTTTATGAGAAAGTGTGAACAATGGTTTGGTTTTAAACCATTCATTGTAGCCATTGATGCTGTAGAAGGTTGGGGTTGGAATAGTAATAATAAATCTAGATTTAGTGGTATAGACAACTTTATATATATACCAGCTAATCCAGCCCAAATTGAACAATTCTTGACTAATTTTAAGGATATGGATATATTTGATATCTATACTCCTTTACAGTCATTACACAGGTCTAATAGATATGAGCTTGTAAGAGCTAATACTCTATAGGATTAAATAATTAAAACAGATTAGATACTTACAATAAAGTAAGCTATGAGTAGCAACAATCTTTTAAATTGTCCTTTAGTATCTATCTATTAGGGTAGTAAGGAAGAAATATTCTTACTATCCACTATAAGACACTTACAATAATATTATTAATATATATTAGCTCGATGGATAGAGCATTAGTTTTGTAAACTATGTGAGTTGGTTCAATTCCAACATGTATAAAGTAATCAGTGTCTTTTTATAGGGAGGTTGAAATATTGGTTAATTAGTATCTTAGAATACTTACAATTAAATATTTGCTTCAGTTTAAATATCTATTAAATTAATGTAGGTTCGATTCCTGCCCTCCCTGCTATATATACTTTCAATAAAATATTAAGTCACTTACAAAAAAATATAATTACTGCAGGTTCGACTCCTGTATTCTTCACTATGAGGAATATGCTAAAGTGGTTAAGCAACAAGCTGAAAACTTATCTATTATTTAGTGACTTTAATCGGGGGATAGTGTAATTGGTGAAACATACTTATTCAGTTTATTTTAATAAACTTACAATATAGTTATTTTGTCTATTGGGAGATAGAGATGAAGGTTCGAATCCTTCTCCCCCGACTATACTAATTATTAAAATTAATAAATATGGAAACAAAAGAACTAAAGATTAATATCCCAGAAGGATATGAAATTGATAAAGAAAATTCTTCTTTTAATTGTATTACTTTTAGAAAGATAGAACATCCAGTATGTATTTGGGAAGATATATCATATATAGAAGGTACTTTTATTGATAATCAATCTAAATTAATTAAAACAGGAAGAAGATTAGATAAATGTGAAGATAGAAATATATTCCACTCAGAAAGGTATGCTAAAGCTGCTCTTGCTCTTGCACAAATCTCTCAATTAATGCCATATTATGGAGGAGAGATTACTAATAAGGAATGGTTAAATGAAAGACCTAAGTATTATATTATTATGATTGGTCATGAAGTTTGTGTAACAGATACATGGAAAACAAGATATCCAATCTCATTCCATACAGCAGAAGATAGAAATAAATTTTTATCTTTTCTTGAGAATGTTCAATTAGTTAAGGATTTTTATATGGTAGACTAATATGGACATATTTAGATGATTAAATATAGTTTTAAATATTGTTATTTGATGATTATTGTTTGAGGTAGTGATTGTGAAATTACTACCTTTTTAGGACCTTTAGCTCAGTTGGTTAGAGCAACAGACTCATAATCTGGAGGTCATAGGTTCAAGCCCTATAAGGTCCACTGTCCACCGCTTTATAGAATTGGACAGCTATAAAGCTACTTAAAGGTCAATAGTAGAATTGCAATGGTGTAAATGCACTTCCTACATGTAGTAGGACAGAGGAGGATTAATGCCCTCACACTTTTCTTGAGACCTTTATTTATTATAGAAGTTTTTTATTTTATAAATAAAAATGATTGATGTAAAGATGAATCTTACTGTATTACTTCCAGGAAGTAGTATGATAAGTAAGCAGGAGTGCTTAAAAGAACTCAAAGTAGAAGTTAAGGACAAAAAAGGTAATGTTGTCAAGGATAAACAAGGCAATATTAAATATACCTTCAAGACTGTTCCTGACCCAACTAAACACAATGCTCATAGTGTAAGAGTGAATTATGGTGGCAAAACAGAAGTCATCAATTACTACACTAGAAAGTGTGTTCCTGCTAAGCAAGTATTGAACATTAGTACTGTTGCTTACAAGAATTTCATTGGTAATACTGCTCCAGATAGTTTCTATGCTCCTGTAGGATTTGAACCCTACAAATCTCTTAAGAAGATGGCTTTAAGAGAACAAGCATGGAATGCTCTTACTGATGAACAGAAGTTACTATGGCATTGTAGAGAGATTGCAGCTAACTTAGGTGGTACTTTGTTAGATTTTACAGTATTTCCTGACTAATTTTGTGTTCAAGAGTATTGCTACTTTAGGTAGCTTTACTCTTTTTTTGTAATACTATGACAAAAGTTATATCTAAAAAAGATTTAACCTTTAACTTAGTTAGGTTAGAAGAATGTGATAAATCTATAAAGTATCCTGTAGGTAATAATATGTCTCCTGTAATAGATTATGCTTTAGATGCAGCTAATATGTTACATAAATTATTTAAAGATGATAAAATAGCACTAATAGTAAGAGGTACATCAGGAGCTATAATAGGAGGTATTATTGCTAAAATATTAATGTGTGATTTTGGTGTTCAAACTAGAATCTTTATTAGTAGAAAACCTGATGAAGATTGTCATGCAGGGAATCTTGAAGATATGGATATTGCATTAAATTACAAGGAAACAGAACCTTATAGGTTTGTAATAGTAGATGATTTTATAAGTACTGGTAAAACTTTACAAAGTATTATAAAAGATGTACAAAATTACATAGGATGTCCTTTTATATTTGATGCACTAGTGGTTCATAATACATTTAATTATTATGAAGGCTGTTGTGAGGATGCTGTACCAGGAGATTTCATATTGGAAGAAGAAAATACTATTGCTGAAGAATATTTATTAACTAAATTCTTAAATATAATATGCACATAATAGTATCATGGATATTAATTACATTAATGGTTATTATATGGTATTATGATATATATTGTGATACCTTAGTAATTAAAGATGGTAAATACCTTATAGTAAGATACTTCTATAAAGGAGAAAGAAAGTATAAAGTAATATTTAAATTAAAGTAAAAGATATGACAGAAGAGAAGATTAAAAAAGGGGCAGAATTACTATATAAATTAGAAAAACTCAAAGATAATAGAAAGTTATGGGAAAAAGCAGTTAGAGTACAGAGAATATCTCTAACTCATAAATATGAATACATAACTCCTTCTGATATCTTTGATATATATAGTTCTTATGTAGACTTTGATAAATTGAAAGAAGATACTCTAGCTAATATTGATAGATTAATCAAAGAAACTCAAAGAGAGTTTGATAATCTATAGTATAAATATAGATAAATATGAAAGATTATAAACATTATTTTAGTTGGATTTCCTTTCTTTTTGGTGTTATTGTAGGTATTATGCTATATTCAGCCTTTCTACTAGGTTATGTATTAAACATACACTCAGTGATAATTAAGAAAGAGTCTATGGATAACATAGTCACTAGAATAGACACCATAAAGAAGGATTCTGTAAATATAGCTTTAAATGATGATTCTTTATTAGAAGAGTTACAAGCTAGAAATATAGCACATCCTAAGATTGTATTAGCTCAAGCTAAATTAGAGACAGGTAACTATACTAGTAAAGTGTGTTTAACTCATAATAATCTATTTGGTCTTAGGAAAGCTGATGGTAGTTATTATAAATTTAATCATTGGAAAGAGAGTGTACAAGCTTATAAAGATTATATACAATATAAGTATCAACCTCCTAGTAACTATTATAAGTTTCTTGAAGATATAGGTTATGCAGAGGATAAATCCTATACAGACAAATTAAAGAGAATAGTAAAATAAATGGATATAAGAGAAGTAGTAAGGGAAGATGTTATCAAGGATAAAACTCCCTATATGTTATTAGAATTACCCACTTCATTTGGTAAATCTAAATTAGCCTTAGATATAATGACCTCAAGATGTACTACTAAATCTAAGATTTTAGTGGTAATTCCTAGACTTATCTTAATAGGAAACTGGAAAGAAGAGTTTATTAAATGGGGTCATGAAGAGTATATAAATAGTGTAGAGTTTGTCACCTATATATCTTTTCCTAAGAAAGCAGGTCACTGGGATTTAATTATTTTTGATGAAGCTCATCATTTATCTGAAAGATGTAGAGATAATCTAGATTACTTTGATATAGATAATGCTATATTACTTTCAGCTACTGTAGGTAGAACTATTAAGGTAGATTTGCACAATAGTTTTAGAGACTTAAGAACTATAAAAGTAAGTACTAAGGATGCTATTGATGAGGAAATATTATCTGACCCTACAGTATATTTAATCCCCCTTACTCTTGATAATTCTTATATAAACCATGAGATAATAAAGAACAAATCTAAGGGTAATCCTTTAGTAGTTCCCTATCATAAAAGATGGGATTATAGGTCCACTAAGCATAGAACTATTATTATTAAATGTACTCAACAACAGTACTATGATAATATGTCCTCTATGATTACATGGTACAAGAATAAAATGTACATAGAAAGATACAAAAATATGTATCTTAGAGAGTGTGGTAATAGGTTAAAATGGTTATCTAAACAAAAGACCTCCTTTATTAACACTCTTCTAGACCAGCTAAGTAAGGAAAGAACATTGACCTTTTGTAGTAGTGTAGAACAAACAGAGTTATTAGGTAAGTATTGCATAAATAGTAAGAATAAAAAGTCTAATACATATATTGAAGACTTTAATAAAGGTAAAATAGACCATATTACTGCTTGTGCTATGCTTAATGAAGGTGCTAATTTAACTAATTGTAGAGTGGGAATTTATGCAAGTCTTAATAGTTCTGATAGAATAATCACACAGAGATTAGGAAGACTATTAAGACATAAAGCTCCTATAATAATAATCCCTTTTTATAAACATACTAGGGATGAAGAACTAGTGATGAAAATGGCAGAGGATTATAATCCTAGCCTTGTTAAAATAATAGACAATTTAAATGAATTAAAACTATGAGTAAAATTGTAAAAGAAATTAAATTTGCAGGTCTTAAAAAGAAAGACTATGTGCTAGAAGTTAAGAAAGAGTTCTTCAAGCATCCTAAGAATGATAAGCATAATGAAACTACTATTTGTAGTTTTATTTCTGCATTACCTTTGAGAAATGTAGTACTTACTAAAATTCCTATCAGAGTTTGGAGAAATATAGAGAAAAAATTCCCTGAAGTTGAGTTTAATGATGTGTATAACTCAGAAGCTTTCATTATTACAACTAAGGGTAAAGCTGTTTGTGGTGATGGTGACACTTTCAATGAAAGAGTAGGAGAGAATATAGCTTATGCTAAAGCTCTTAGAAAAGTATATAGTGTTACTTCTAGAATTATTGCTCTTATCAATAAAGAACAATTAGCTCTAGTTAATAAGAATCAAAATGCAGTAGAGTTTCTTAATAAGATTGCTGATAGAGAAACAGAATATATAAAGAGAATATAATAATAAATAAAGAGACTATGTTAAAAGAATTTTTAAAAGGAAAGTCTCTTGAGATAAATAAAACTACAATAGAGAAACTTGGATATACAACTTCTGAGTTTTTCTATTTACTTAGTGTAGTTCTTGGTAATACTGATAAGCATAAAGAAAGCCTTTTAAATAAAGGTGATGTTATGTTATTATCAGGAGAAGAAGGACCCTATTTAGAGGTAACACCTTTAGGATTAGATAGAGTAGAATCTATATTAACTCATATTGATAGTAGTAGTAATCAAAGTTCAGAATCAACTACTGATTATTTTGAAATAGCTGAAGCTATGCAGAATGAATACCCTAAAGGTAGAAAAGATGGTACTAATTATAATTGGAGAGGGGCCACAGCTGTTAATGCAGCTAGACTTAAAACATTAGTACAAAGATATGGTGTATCTTTAAATAAGGAAGATATAGTCCAAGCTACAAGAAATTATGTTCAATCCTTTAATGGAGATTATAGATATATGCAGATTCTTAAGTATTTTATCTTTAAGAATGAAACTAGAAATGGTTCTGTAGAGTTTGAATCTCAATTAATGTCTTACATAGAGAATTTAGGTCAAGAAGATACTATGAAGAATGATTGGACTAATAACTTAGTGTAATATGGAGAATTTCTCAAGAGCAATTGATAATTTAAGGGAAAGAAGACTTAGAATAATTAATGGAAAAACTAATTGTATTCCTATATTCTTTAAGAGGTTTTCTGCTAATTTTCCAGGATTTGAGAGAAAAAGGTATGGAATAGTAACTGCATCACAGAAAGTAGGTAAATCAAAACTAGTAGATAGTATGCTTATCTATGAACCTTTATTCTATATGATAGAACATCCAGAGGAATTTAAAGAGAAAGTATTATACTTTACTTTAGAAATGAGTAAAGATGAAAAGTTCTATGATTTCCTTTGTCATCTTTTATATAAATTAGATGGTATAGAAATAGGTACTTTAGATTTAAAATCAACATCTAAAGATAATCCTTTGCCAGAGCATATATTAGAGCTTATAGAGTCTGACAGGTATAAAGTCTATATAGATAAGTTCCAAGAAATGGTTACCTTTATAGATGATATAAAGAACCCTACAGGTATAAATAAATTCTGTAGAGAGTATGCTTTAGAAAGAGGTATTTTACATAAGAAAACCATCAAGACTAAAGATGAACTTACTGGTAATGATAAAGAGGTAGAAATAGTAGATTATTTTGAATGGAATGACCCAGACTGCTATTATGTGATTATATTAGATAACTTTACTAATCTTACTAGAGAATCAGGTAAAAATAAGATAGAGAATATTGAGAAGATGAGTAAATACTTTATTACTTTAAGAGACCAGTTACAATATCATATTGTAGCAGTACAGCACCAAAGTCAGTCTCAAGAGGGTATTGAAAATAGAAAGCTTAATATGGTATATCCTACTACTGATGGATTAGGAGATTGTAAGATGACCTCAAGAGATGTTGATTATATTCTAGGTTTATTTAATCCCTTCAAGTATGGTCTTAGAGAGTTTGAAGGATATGATATTACTAAGTTTAGAAAGAATATTAGATTCTTAATGATGTTAGATGATAGAAATAGTGGTGCTGGTGGTGATATGTGTCCTTTATATTTCAATGGAGCAGCTACTATATTCTCAGAATTACCTCTTCCTAATTCTCCTCAAATAAAGAAGGTATATGAATTTCTCTCAAAGAGTAAAGAGAAGTCTTTTTTCCTATATAGTAAAAATAAAATAGAAAAAGAGTTGCATAACAATAATATTATTAGTAGTTTTGTATCTCTTTTCAATAAAAATAAATAAATATTATGGCTAAAATAGTAGCAATATTAGGTGCATCAGGTGATGGTAAAACAACTTCTACCATAATTAATACTGATGGTACTTTTGATTTAGATAATTATAAGGGTATGGACCCTAAGAGTCATTTTATCCTTAATCTAGACAGAAAAACTTTACCATTCCCTGCAGGAATGTGGAGTAAAGAGAATAAAAATTACTATGAAACTAGTGATTTTGGTGAAATTAAAAGTATGCTTGAATGGTGTGCTAAACAACCCCACATTAAATCAATATCTATTGATACAATAAATATCTACCTATCTATGAAGGAGTTCAATGATAGAAAGAAAATGACCTTTGATAAGTGGAAGGATATTGCAAATGATGTGATAGAACTTAATACTATGTGTAATACTCTATTAAGAGATGACCAAATAGTATATATCATGGGACATACTATGCAACAAGAAATGAATGATGGTACTAATAAAACTGTATTTAGTGTTATTGGTAAGAAACTTACTAAGGTACAACCTGAAGGATTTTACCCTATAGTACTAATGACAGAAGTAGAATATGGTTCTGATGGTGATAATAAATATTATTTCCAAACTAAAGCCAATCATTCAAGTGCTAAGACCCCATTAGGTATGTTCAAAGATTTTAAAATTTGTAATAGTCTTAAACTAGTAGATGAGACTATTAGAGCATATTATAAGATGGATGAGTAGGGAAGATATTATAGAAGCATTAAATGGTGATAAGGACTTAGTAAATCTAGGCTCATATTTATTTATTATCAAAACTTATTTATTAGAAAATTGGGTACAAGAGGCTAGAGCAGCTAAGTTTGTGTCATTATTAATATCTGAACCTGCTTTTACTTTAGGTAACTATTTAAATAAATGTGTAGAATTTAGTTTAAAGAAGTTATTATTAAAGTATAAAATAAATAAGATAGTTTATAACAACAAAGTAATNNNNTTATATTTTTAATTAAAAAGACAATGAGAACATTAACAGTAAGACAGTTTGCTGCTGTAAAGAGAGTAGCACAAAATGTAAATTATGCAGTAACTAAGAAGAATAAAATTGCAGAAAAGATTGCACTTCTTAATGCAGAGTTAGAAACACTAGTTGCTGAAATTGAAGGTCATGAAATGGGTATTAAGGCTATTTCAGGTTACACAAGTGAACAATTGGTAACTAAAGTAGTAGAAGATACTGGTAAGACAGATAAAGATGGTAAAGCTATTAAAGTAACTAAATATGAGCCTAGAGCAGAAGTAGTTACTTTCAATGAGACCACTAAACTTTATGAGATTAAGGAAGAACTTCCTGAACTTCCTGAAGAAACTACTTCAGAAGAGGTTAATTCTCAAGAAGAAAATATCCCTACAAATTATCCACATGGTCTTGTAGAAGGATAATATGAGAGTAAATAAATGTAATAATAACAAATAAATAATTTATTTTATGGCTTTTGCAAGTGGACAAATATCAACTGAAAGTACCAATGGTATTAAGAGATATATAGGTGTTGCTCCTGTATTTGTATTAGGAGTTAACCCTACAAAGCAAGAATTAGAAAAGATTTACAATACTCAATTGGAGAATGCTCCTGAGTATGTAAGTGTAGTAGAGGTAGGAGAAGATAAACATAAAGTAGCTAATGTTAGATTAGACTTTATTATTAAGACTGACCCTGAAAAGAGTAATGATATTGACCTTATATCTAAGGCAACTTTCTTTATTAGAAAGGAAGCTAGATATAACAGAGATAATACTAAAGTTCAAGTAATTGATAAGTATGGTAGAACTGCTTGGGTTACTATTGAACAAGCTAAGAATCATGAAATCCCTGTATATTCAAATGGTCCTGCAAACTTAGATGCAGATTATAGACCTTGTTATGTAGGTGAAGAAGAACTTACTAACTTCATTAAGGCATATCTTAACATTCCTAATGTTATGAAATATGTGAATGAGAAGTGGGTTCTTGTAGATAATCCAACAGATTGTGAAGCTAGATTAGAGAACATTGAAAAGTATTTCACAGGAGATTTCAGTGAATTAAAGAATGTTATTGCTCTACAACCTAATAATAAGGTAAAAGTATTATTTGGTGTTAGAAATACTGATGATGGTAAGCAATATCAAACTATCTATAATCAAATGTTCTTGAAGAACAATGTAAGTGATTATAGCAGACTAGATAAAGACCTTCAAGAGAGAAAAGCTAATGGAGCTTATCCTAGCACAGAGTTTGAAACATGTGTCTTGAAGGAGTATAATGTAGAAGCTACTAATTTCTCTAAACCTACTGATGACCCATTTGGTGCTGCACCAAGTGCTACACCTTGGGGATAAATTAAAAATAAATATTATGATTAGTTCTGGAAGAACCTCTGCAAGTCTCAATGATATACTAGATAAAATGTCTGAAGCTGATATTTTATCATATTATTTAGGTATTACAGAAGTACCTTGTATTATAAACAGTCCATTAAGAAGAGATAATAATCCATCTTTTGGGTTATATTCTAAGGATGGTAAGAAGATATACTATATAGATTTAGCCACTAAAGATAGTGGTGGTGTATTTGACTTACTTGGTAAAATGTGGAATTATAAATACACAGAAGTACTAGCTAGAATACATAATGATATAATAAGAATGTCTAAAGGAAATATTAAAGTAAATACCCATACTCCTTGTACTATAAAGTCTAATAGTGTCTATAATAAAGATACAGACTTACAATGCAAAGTAAGAGAATGGAGAGACTATGATATTGACTATTGGAGTTCTTATGGTATATCATTAGAATGGCTTAAATATGCAGAGGTTTATCCAGTATCTCATAAAATTATTATTAAAGATAAGCAGAGATATGTACTATGTGCAGATAAATATGCTTATGCTTATGTAGAACATAAAGAGGATAAAGTAACTCTAAAAATATATCAACCATTTAATAAAAATGGTTTTAAATGGGCTAATAAACATGATAGAAGTGTTATTAGCTTATGGACTAAAATTCCTGAATATGGAGACAAAGTGGTCATTTGTTCTTCACTAAAGGATGCTCTTTGTTTATGGGCTAATACAGGTATTCCTGCTTTAGCTATACAAGGAGAAGGATATAATATAAGTGATACTGCAATATCAGAATTAAAGAGAAGATATAAAGATATATACATTCTTTTTGATAATGATAAAGCTGGTCTTGAAGATGCTATTAAACTATCTCAACAAACTGGCTTTCATAACTTAGTATTACCTATATTTGAAGGAGGTAAGGATATATCTGATATGTATAAATCTTGTGGTAAAGAGTATTTTATAAATACTATTACATCTTTATTTGAAGATACAGAAGAAGATAATCCTTTTGATTTACCCTTCTAGACCAATAAATAAAAAGTAAAAACAATTTTTAAAAAATAAAAGACAATGAGTACAAAGAAATTTACAGTGATTGACACTAGAACAATGCAAAAGAAATCATTTGATTCAGATGCAACTACAGTAGCACAACTTAAAGCTGATTTGCGTAGATTAGGTATTTCTACTGAAGGTATGGTTATCCAAGAAGGTCTTACTAAGACAGAATTTACATCTGATGCATCTGTTCTTCCTCATGATGTACCTTATAAAGGAGGTACTACTAATAACCTAGTATTTAGAATTACACAAGCTGAAAAGAAGATTAAATCAGGTTCTGGTATGAGTAGAAAAGAAGCTTATAACAAAGTTAAGGAACTTGGTCTTACTGAAGCTATTGCTAAGAAGTATAAAAAGAACTTCACTATGTGTAAGACAACTGATTTAATTGCAGAGATTGAATTAGCTACTAAGTCTACTAGTACAGTGAAAGAGGTAAAAGAAGTAAAAAAGGCTCCTACATGCAAGAAAGCAGCTAATAGTGGAGCTAATGTAGAAGAAGATAAGGCTTCACAAGCTATTACTGTACTCACTAATAAGTTAGTAAACAATGGTATTCTATCTAGTGCTGAAGGTACTGAAGTTGTAGAATTACTAGGTACTACTTTGACTATTGTTCCTGATGCTTATTCATCAGAGGAAATAGATGATATGTTTGAGGATATGTAATAATTAAAGGCAGTGAGGTTTATACCCACTGCCTCTTTTTTTTGTATGATATGACAGAAGAAGTAAAAAATAAACTAGAAGAGTTTTTTAAAGCAAGAATTGAAGAAACACAAGCTTTTTATAGTATTATTAGAGATTATTTTTCTAAAGATTTAACTGATTTACAATTACCTACTTTTAATCAATTCTTAGACAAGGTGGGAGACTATTCTTTATGCTATTTTATAGAAAAAGCTCAAGATAGTAATAGTCATGGTAGTTATTCTATAGACCAAGATTATTATAATAATCATATAAATGATGATTTTCTAGAGAGTATTACTGATTTAGGTATAATAGATTATTGCTATGAAGATCTTCTAGATGAAATGCCTTTATCTTATATTATTATAAAGTTCCCTGAAGTAACAGTCACTAATGAGTATAATAGAAGTACTGTTATTAAAGATTTGTTTGTAGAATTACCCATGATAGGTAATTTATTAGAAAATAGATTTAGGATGATAAGAACTACTTATGATATTAGTCAATGGTTGTGTGGGTATTCACATTCTCATTTACCTAGAATACATTATAATAGTATTCCTTATTGGAAATATCCTTGTTTAGGTAGTGGTCCTTTAAAATCAACTATAGCGGCTTTACAAAGTTCTTATGATGAAGAGTTTGTAGGACTATTCTGCTTAGAATTATCTAAGTATGTGACTGTAGAATCTTTAGCTGGAATACCTCATATAAGATTAGAGGGTATAGGAGCAAATAATAATAACATATTAAAAGTTAGAAATTATAAAGGACGCTTTATGGCTAATAGAGGTATTATTAACCCCTTTTTTAAGTATTACATTGAACATAATCCTATAAAGATTGCCTATGTAAATAGTAATTATGTAATGGGAGAATCTTTAACAGATTTATGGATTAAATTAAGTAATAGCTTTATTGAGTGGGCTAATAATAATATAGATAACCCAGAATATGTTTTACAAGAATGGCTTAATTCAGGTTTCTTACACTATGTAATAATTAATAATGGTATTGTATATAAAAATTTAGAACAATCTGTTCTAGGCAGAATAAACACTTTAAATGGTACAGAAATGTTTAACTTTAAGGGGGTTATACAAAAGTTAACTATAGAAAATGTTGTAGCAGATAATGAAAATAAAACATTATTACTTTCCCCAGAAGTTTGTGAATACTTTGTAACTATTATTCTAAAATTAATAAATTATAAATATGATGGAACAATTACAGAAGAAGGAGAAACTGAACCTCATAAAAAGTGCTTCTACCTTTAAATTAATAATACCTCAAGAAGTTGAGGCAAAAATAAGACATCTATGTAATAGAGTACATGATGTAGAATGGTCAGGTACTTTATTTTATAAAGTAGAAGGCTCTTTAGATGAAGGCTCTTTAGTAGCTACTTGCTTAGATATATTTGTTATGGATATAGGAACTAGTGGTTATACAGAGTATAATGAAGCTCCTGATGTAGTAGCTTATATGTGCAATCATCCTGAATTGCTAGAAGAAGGTGTATTTGAAGGATTAATACATAGTCACAATAATATGCCAACTTTCTTTAGTGGTACAGATACTAGTACTTTAATAGAAGAAGGTACTAATACTAACCACTTCTTATCTCTAATAGTAAATAATGCAGGTAAATATACTGCAGGTATTACACGGAAAATAGTAGAGGAGGTTAAAGCAAAAGCTCATATTGTTTATACTAAGAATAAACATTATCATACCTTCAATGATAATAAGATAGTATTATCTAATAATACTGTATCTGAAGCTGATAAAGAAGAGGTTAGGGCTACAGAGCATATAGAGTGGTTTGGTGCTATAATTGAGAAAGCAGAGGTAGCTAATGACTTTGAAGATATAGATGTTAGATTATCTGAGATAAGAGCTAGTAAAACTGAGAAACAGGTAATAGGTAAATCATATAGACCTAAGGACCCAATGTTACCTTTTGAAAAAGAGTATAATGTAAGACCTCTTACTGCAACTAATAGAGGAATTGAAAGTTATACTACTAAAGGTAGTGACTTAGATATTGATAAAAAATCTACTTTTTACCCAAATGAAGCTGATATTCCTTTGTGTATGACAGAACACTTTGATGAAGAGTTAATACAAACTATTGCTACTCAACTACTTACAGGTAGTATAATAGTTAATCCTAATAAGATTGACTTAAAGCAATGGGTTAAAACAATGGATGTTGTTTATGAAAAGAGATTTGGTTCTTTAGGATTTAATGGTGAAGATGACATTAATACTTATTATAGCTATTATGGGTTAGAAGCTTGGTTGGACACTATTATAGAGTATTTACTATATAATACTGAAGATGAAGATTTATTACAAAGACTGAATATAGCTGATAGTGATGAATTTAGTGAAACAGATATAGCAGAGATATGTGCGCATGATTTATACATCTATTTAACAGCTCTTCCAGAGAGTAATGTGTTAAATATGATATTAGATAAACTAAAAAAATATATACCAAATGGAGTACTTGAGTATTAATGAGTTTTTAACTTTAGATGATAATGGTCTTGAGGCCTATATTAACTGGCTTATTGAAGATAAAGGTTGTAATTTAAGTGTGAATGAAGACCTTAGAAATTTAAGAAGACTAGGAGAGTATAATATAGAGAATATTACTTTAGATTATATTAAGGGTTACTTATTAGGTAATTATGATACTATAGACTTTAGTTTTCCTGTATATCAAGTATTTAATGATACTACATTAAGGCTATTTTATTATGCTATTAATGGTAGGCACCATTATGTAATATTAGTACCTGAGAACTTTAAAGAAGAGTTTATAAGAGAAGCTACTTTATTAGAAGCTGATGAAGAAGCTGATATACCTTCCTTAGAAGAATGTGAAAATACTTTTAGTACTCTCAATTCAGAAGAACTTGAAAAAATTATATCTTATTTAGAGAAAATAGGTGTAAGAAATATAAGTCAAGAGACAAAGAATACTATCCCTCTTAATTCAGAGAGTCTACTACAAGATGATTCTACTGCAAGATTTAGTTCTGCTGTATGGTATGAAGAAATACAAAAGAAAGTAGTAATACTTGCTGGTGTAGGAGGTATTGGTAGTTATGTGGCTTTCTTACTTACAAGAATGAAGCCTAAGTCATTATTTCTATATGATGATGATGATGTAGAATTTGTAAATATGTCAGGACAATTATATAGTTTTACTGATGTAGGCAAGAAGAAAGTAAATGCTATTGCTAATATGATTAGTAATTATGCTGGATATAATAGTGTATTTGCTATACCTGAGAAATTTACAGAAGATTGTGAAGCTTCAGATATTATGATATGTGGTTTTGACAATATGCAAGCTAGAAAAACCTTCTTTAAGAAGTGGTTAAACCATGTAAATAGTAAGAGTGAGGAAGAACAAAAGCACTGTTTATTTATAGATGGTAGATTAGCAGCAGAAGAATTACAGGTATTCTGTATTCAAGGTAATGATGATTACAATAAAGCTAATTATGAAAATTACTTATTTAGTGATGATGAGGCTGATGAAACTGTTTGTTCTTATAAACAAACTACTTTTATGGCTAATATGATTGGTAGTATTATTGTCAATCTCTTTACTAATTTTGTGGCTAATGAGATAATGGAAGGGCTTAGAGATTTGCCTTTTAAGACAAGTTTTGAAGCTGAAAGTATGATGTTTAAAACAGAGAATTGATGAATAGAATATTAGATTTTCTTTATACTTCTTTTAGATATTGGGACCACAATAATTACAGACATCCTCTTGTAACTCCTATAATGGAATTAAGAGGTAAGAACTTAGAAACTAAAGATTGTTTTCAACATTTTATAACTGTAGATATATCTGGAGATATAATTGAAGTACCAGTTATGTTTAAAGATATAGCTATAGCAGCTAAAACTGAAGGGTATTCAGAATTATGTCTTCCTATTATAAATAATGTAGGATACCCTCTTACAAGTAGAAGGTCTGCAGGAACTGCATTTTTAGATTTTACAAATGCTTGTTATTTTAATATAAACACTGTAGTAAATTCAAAGGGATTTAAATATCATGGATATCCTGGACTTATATTAGATGAACATTATAACCCTTTATTTGTAGTTACTTGTGTAATATCTGAAGGGGAAGTTATTAAATACAAGTGTAAAATAGATAATAAGGTATTTATAAATAGTGATAGATTTATAGAGAAAGCTATTATAAAACAGGTTATACCTTTATTAACTACAGAGCATTTCTTTGATGATGTTTTATATGAAGGAGCTACTATAGAGAATATTAATCTAACTGTAAGTCCTACTTTCTTTATGAATAAGAATGTTTATCAAGATATAACTGATAATGTCAATGATTTTCTTTTAAAGAATATAGATGATATATTATGACACTAGAAGAGTATTTTGGTGATTGGATAAAAGTACTAGATGTTCCTTTACTTAATAAAACTATAAATACTCTAAATCAATTATATACTAAGAAGAGTATAATGCCTAAATATAAAGATATATTTAAGGCATTTACTCTTACTAGTTTAAATAATCTTAGAGTTATATTTATAGGACAAGACCCTTATCCTCAAAAAAATGTTGCAACAGGTTTGTTATTTGGAAATAAATGTGTACCTTTGTCACTATCTTTAGAGGTAATTAAGGAAGCTGCTATTAATTATGAGATACCTCATGAGCCATATGATTTTGATATTACTTTAGAATTTTGGGCTAAACAAGGCATCTTATTACTTAATTCAGCTCTTACAGTAGAAGTTAATAAGGTAGGTAGTCATACTATGTTATGGAGACCTTTTATAGCTTCTTTACTTAAGAATCTAAGTACTTTTAATCCAGGTATTATGTATGTATTATTTGGTAATCAAGCTCAAACATTTGAACCTTATATAAATAAAAATAATACTATATTAAAAGTACAACATCCTGCTTATTATGCTAGGACAAAGACTAAGATGCCTTATGAGGTGTTTACAAGAATCAAACAGTTTATTAAAAATAACTATGGTGAAGATATATCATTCTTCACTTACCTAAATTTATAAATTATGAGTAAATATTATTTAAAAGAGAGTGGAGAAGAAGTAAAAATAGGTGATACTATTGTAATAAGAAAAGAAGTTAAAACTCCTTTAGGTAGAGGCACTATGATAATGGAGAAAGTTGTAACTGAGGATAACTTATCTTTATTAGTTAAAGAGGGTATTCTTGTTATAGATATTGAAAAAGAGAACTTTACCAACTACATTAAACAAGTAGCTGAAAGTTATAATATAAGTTATGAACAAGCAATCTCTCTATTATTTGATATGTCAAAGACTGATGCATTTACAGCATTATATCTTCTTCTTAAAGCAGCTTCAGAAAAAGCTATGATGTATTATAAGGGAGATACAGGAGTTGTTGTAAATTTACACAATGGTAAAGTTAAGGATATGAACTCAATAAGATATGCATATTCTCATCTTCCTATTTTTCCTACTAAAGAAGCAGCTGAAAAGGCTATAGCTACTCTTGAAGGGTTATTTGAAAAGGTGTATGGCAGTAAACAAGAAGATAAGGAATGCTAATCCTTTAGAATATAATGGAATAAAGTTTAAATCAAGAGTAGAAGTATCTATATACAAGTTACTAGAATCTCATAATATTAAGGCTAAGTATGAAGAACATACCTTTGTACTTAGTCCTTCAATTAGACCTACAGTTCCTTTCTACAATAGAACTAAGTCTAAAGGGTTTCATAATATAATGAATCCTATATCAAGTATAACCTATACTCCTGATTTTACTTTTACATATAATGATATATTTGTTATAATAGAGGTTAAGGGTTTTGAGAATGATGTCTTCCCTGTTAAAAGGAACTTATTTAGAAAACTATTAGAAACCTCTGATAACTATTGTGTGTTCTTTGAAGTAAGAACTCAAAAGGAAATGTTAGAAGCTTTAGAGATAATTAAAATGGAAAGTAAACCAGTTCAAAATATAAGAAAAGGTATAGCTTCTTTACCTGAGAAGGATATACCATTAGGCTATAAATATCTTGATAATAGAGACTTCGATTCATTATATGAACTAGTTAATTCTGCTATAAAAAGAGTGAAGAAAACTAGAATTAGAAATGCTACTCCAGAGTCTTATGAGAGATATAAGAATGTTGATATAGATACCTTAACTCTTTTAAGTGTGAATATATTTGAATATATGAGTAAACTATGATAAATAAACTATATGATATAAGTTGGCAAGTAACTGAACCAGAGTATAGAGCTGATAAAGCACTTAGTTATAGTACTTTAGCTAGATTTGCAAGGGAAGGTTTTAATAAATTAGATAATATATTTGATAAATTAGAAACTCCTTCTCTTACTTTTGGTAGTGCTGTTGATGCACTTATTACAGGTGGTCAGGAAGAGTTTGATAATAACTTTATGGTGGCAGACTTTCCTTCTTTAAGTGACTCTATATTAAAGATGGTAAAATATCTATTTAATAGTTATAGTGCTATTTATAGAACTATTGAGGATATTCCTACACAGAATATTATAGATGCAACTGAAGAACTTAAATACCAACTTAATTGGAAACCAGAGACTAGAGCTAAAGTAATTAAAGAGCAAGGTAATGAGTATTATTCATTATTATATGCTGCTGGAGATAAAACTATACTAGATATAAATACAAAAGAGCAAGTGGATAATGCAGTAAGAATGCTCAAAGAGAGTGAAGCTACTAGCTTTTACTTTGCTCCTAATAATATATTTGATGAAGACATAATAAGAGAATACCAATTGAAATTCAAAGCAACTCTTGAAGGTATAGACTATAGATGTATGGCAGACTTACTGCTTGTGGATAATAAGAATAAAATAGTATATCCTATAGATTTAAAGACAAGTAGTCATACAGAATGGGATTTCTTTGAAAGTTTTGTACAGTGGAATTATGCTATTCAAGCTAGACTTTATTGGAGAATAATAAGGGATAACATGGATAAAAGTGACCACTTTAAAGACTATAAACTAGCTAACTATAAGTTTATAGTAGTTAATAAAAGGACACTTACTCCTCTTGTATGGGAATATAGTGATACTAAAAAATTTGGTACCTTAACTTATGGTAAGAATAACCAAATTGAATTAAAAGATCCCTATGAGTTAGGAAAAGACCTCTATCATTATCTCTCTTCAAGACCAAAAGTGCCTAAGGGAATAAGCATGACTTCTGCTAATCAAATTACTAATTGGTTAAACTCAATTTAACATAGTAATAAAAAGCAAAAGTAACAAAAACATGAATGTAATTAAGAGAGATGGTAGAGAAGAATCATTTAATTTCTCTAAAGTAAGTAATGCTGTAGTAAAGGCTAATAGTTCTTTAGAAAATCCTTATGATGAAGCACTTATAGAAACTGTGTTATCTAAGATAGACTATAAAATAAAAGCTTGTACTAAGGACACTATTGAAATAGAAGAAATACAAAATTTAATAATTCACTATCTCAAGAAGTACTGTAAAAGACTTGCTAAGCATTACAGTATTTACAGAGAAAAAAGAGCTAAGATTAGAGATGCAAAAGAAAATGGTAAATATTATGATACCATATTAGAGCTAGTAAATGGAATACCCAATGACACATCTAAAGAAAACTCTAATAAAGATGCTAGTCAGATTAATGTAATTAGAGATTTAATGGCTGGAGAAACTAGTAAGAAACTTTATAGGGAAATAATGCCAGCTAAACTAAAAGAATTACATGATAAAGGTATATTACATGTTCATGATTGTGATTATAGATTACAAAAAGGTATAACTAATTGTGAACTTACTAATCTTGAAGATATGCTTAATAAAAATACAGTGATGGGTGGTAAGCTTATAGAAAGACCACAAAGTTTACAAACAGCTTGTACTATAGCTTCACAGATTATTACAGCTGTAAGTTCAAGTACTTATGGTGGTCAGACTATTACTATGACTCACTTAGCACCTTTTATTGAAGTTTCAAGAGAAAAACTTTATAAGAAACATAAGAAGTGGCAATCTTTTAAATGGTTACATAAATTACCATTAATAGGAAAATATATAGAGAAAAGACGTGAAATTTCACTGTTAATTAAAAGAGATATTGACTTAAATTATGAAATTAAAGCTTCAATACAAACTTTACTTTATCAGTTAAATACTATGGTATCAACAAATGGTCAATCACCATTCATCACCTTATTTCTTTATCCTGATGAAAATCCTAAGTATAAAGAGGACACCATGATTCTTTGTAAAGAAGTTCTTAGACAGAGAATAGAAGGTATGAAATCACCTAGTGGTCATAGTATAAATCCAACCTTTCCCAAATTAGTGGTAGGTATCACTGAATCAATGTTAGATGAAACTCATTCTGATTATGAGTTTACTAAACTTTGTGCAGAATGTGTATGCATAAGAATGGTGCCTGACTTTATATCTGAAAAGAATATCAAAACTATTAAGGAAGGATGTGTGATTCCACCAATGGGTTGTAGGTCATTCCTACATCCTTGGAAAAATGAAAAAGGTGAATATCAGATTTATGGTAGAAGTAATATTGGTGTTATCAGTATAAATCTGCCTTATCTGGCTCTTAAAGCATCTAATCTTGAAGAGTTTAAACAAGAACTTAAAGATATGATAGACTTTGTATCTTATGAACAATATAAGATATATAAATCTATTGCTGAATGTGATATTAATATAGCTCCTATTTTATATAAGTATGGTACTCTTACTAGACTTAAAGAAGGTAAAATAGAACAAGCTATAGGTAATAATAGAGCTAGTGTTAGTATAGGGTATATGGGATTAGCTGAAGTAGTAGAGAGATTTGGTATTAAATATCACTCTGAAGAAGGTCATAAGCTAGGATTAGATATTATGAAAATAATGTTTGACCAAGCTAATATAAATAGAGAGAAATATGATATTGCTTTAAGTTTATATGGCACTCCTAGAAATATGTGGGCAGTTATAGAGTAATTTATAACTGAATTTTGGTTAAACGGTCATAGCTGATATATATATATATAAATAAGCTGGTAAGAGATTCTAAGTCTTTGATAAGATAGAGATAATACCGTAGGATTATTAAATTGTAAATACAATGGCATGTAATTATAGAAAGTTAATTAATAGAATTAACATAGATAATGAAATAAAATTAATAGAGGGAAGTGAAACTGATTATATAGATAATATGGGTAATATTTATAAAGAAGTACTACCTAATCAGTTTTATTTAAAAAAGAACTATATAAATAGTTATAATGGATATACATATTGTGGAATATCATATCCAAAAGGTAATAAACAGTGTAGAGTACATGTTTTAGTTGCTAAAGCTTTTATTCCAAATCCAAATAATTATAAAATTGTAGGACATCTACATAATAATAAATCTTGTACTGATTATAAGGAATTATATTGGACAACTGTTTCTGAAAATACTAAAAGGGCTTATGATGATAAAATGGCTAATAATGACAAAGGATTTCAAGATTCTCAATCTATAGCTATTGATGTCTATTCTCTTCCTGATATGAAGTTTATAGAGACATTAGGCTCTGTGTCTATTGTACATAGTAAATATAATGTTTCAAAATCTACTATATTGCGTCATTGTAGGAATGAAGTAAAAGATTATAGAGGTAATTTTACTTTTAGATTTAATAGTTCTCTAAAGACTAGTAAGTCTAATAATTAATATTATTAGCATAATGCCTTATATTTTATAAGGTTGGGCAATGTGCCAAGTAAGTCCCATTAAAATGAAACGCCAAATTACCTTATCCTCTTAATAATAAGTAAGGTAAAAGATATAGTCTAATCCCTATAAAAATATGATGAAAATCAGGGTATAAATGGCAGAAAGTTTAACTACTAAATTTGCTAAAGCTTGTAAAGACTTTCCTACTATTCCTCATGTTAATGATAGAGATTATATAACTAATAGTTATCATATACAAGTAGAGGAACCTATTGATGCTTTTAGTAAGATGGACTTTGAGTCTGCATTTCAAAAGTATAGTACAGGAGGTGCAATTAGTTATGTAGAAGTACCTGATATTAGACATAACCCTGAAGTAGTTATTAGTCTAATGAAGCATATATATGATAAGATGACTTATTGTGAAATTAACACTACATCATGTAGTATATGCTATGAATGTGGTTTTGAAGGTCAGATAGATATGGATAAAGAGGGTAAATGTACTTGCCCTAATTGTGGTAATACTAATCCTGATAAACTATATGTGGTACTTAGAACTTGTGGATATTTAGGGTCTTTCCAATATGGTAGTAGTAAAGGAAGAATAGGAGATATAATTAATAGAGTTAAACATCTTTAAGTTTATAGGTGGGTAGTTATACTACTCACCTTTTTATATATTATGAATATACTTGAGGTAAAACAATTTGATGTAGTTAATGGACCAGGTATTAGAACTTCTATATGGGTAGCTGGATGTAGTAATGCTTGTAAAGGATGTTGGTCTAAACATACATGGGATAAAAATAAAGGCACTCCTTTACAAGAGATATTACCTACTATAATTAAAGCAATACAACATCCTAAAGTAACAGGTATATCTATATTAGGAGGTGACCCTTTTATGGGTTTTATGGATAATGGGGATATTACTATAATAAATTTAGTTAAGTTATTATCTCATTATAAAAAACCTATATGGGTTTGGACAGGATATAAATTTGAGGATATAGTTGAAAAATGTAAGCAATTTAACATCCTTCATGAGCTAAAAGCAATAGAGGTTATTATAGATGGTAAGTTTGAAAAAGACCTTAAAGATTTAAATTTACCATATAGAGGAAGTAGTAATCAAAGAGTTATTAATGTATTTAAAACTCTTATAACAGATGAAATATTGCCTTATGATATTTAGTAAGACAACTAATGAATATGCAAAAGATAATACAGCAATACAGGATATTACATATAAAATATGTGGAATTACTGTATGTTGTATAAAGACTATTACCACTAATACTAGTATGGTAAATAGTTTAACTGTAAGAAAAACTAATAAAAAAGTAAAAGGTTTTGAAGTATGAAATTAAAAATTAAAGTAAAAGTATTGACACCAGGTTGTATGCCTGAGATTAGTAAAAAGGGAGATTGGATAGACTTAAGAGTAGCTAAAGATATGTATTTCCAAGCTCCTATTGCTAATACACTAAGAAGAAAAGACCTTAGTAGTGTTAGAGATGTAGAGTTTGATTATCAATTAGCTCCTTTAGGAGTAGCTATGGAATTACCTGCAGGGTTTGAAGCTGTTGCAGTACCTAGAAGTAGCACTTATAAATACTTTGGAGTAATACAAGCTAATCATGAAGGTGTTATAGATAATATTTATAAAGGCAATGATGACCAATGGCATATGCCTATGATAGCTTTAAAAGAAACTCAGATAGAATGTTGGTCTAGAGTATGTCAGTTTAGAATTCAATTATCACAGAAAGCTACTTTGTGGCAAAAGATTAAGTGGTTCTTAAGTTCTGGTATTGAATTAGTTGAAGTAGATAAGTTGGGAGATGTTAATAGAGGAGGAATTGGCTCTACTGGAGTAAAATAATGTAAAAATATGATTATAGATACAATATATGTTATTATTTTTATTATAAGTGTTGCAGGACTTATCTATATATACACAAATTATAATAAGAATAATGTGGAAAAAATCTCTTTTAGAGAAACTCTTGACTTAACTAATTTACCTATTATTACCTTAGTAAATAATGATATGAAGCTTAACTTCTTAATAGATACTGGAAGTACTAGTTCTCATATAAATAAAATACTAGTTGATAATAATGTATTAGATTTCACTACTGTAATACCTTCTGAAGATAAACAAACTATTGTAGTTGGAATGGAAGGAAATGATAGAAAGGTTAATAAGGTAAATATGAGTTTACAAATAAACAATACTTCTAATAAATACAATGAAGAATTCTTAGTAAATGACTTAAGTGCGCCATTTTCTGTTATTAAAAGTGAAACTGGAGCTACATTACATGGTATTTTAGGAGTATCTTTCTTTGATAAATATAAATATATCATAGACTTTAAGAAGTTAGTAGTTTATAGGTAAGAAAGAATATACATTTAATAAAAAAGATATAATGAGATATCTTATTAGTAACCAGCAGAGACTCTTCAGTAGTAGTTATTATCAAATGATTACTGTAGAGGAGTCTTTGTTAATTTTAAGTAAATATAAAATGTTACAATTTGATACTGAAACTAAAGGTCTTAATTCTCATTTAGGTACTTTATTATCTATGCAATTAGGTAGTAAAGTAGGAGGTTTTCAAATTGTAATAGATTGTACTACTATTAGTCCTTTAAAATATAAAGAAGTACTTGAAAACTCTTATCTTATAGGTCATAATCTTAAATTTGATTTACAATGGTTATATAAATATGATATAATTCCTTTAAATGTTTATGATACTATGATTGTAGAACAAATGATGTATCTTAATTATCCTGAAGGAGTTAAATCTTATAGCCTAAGAGATGTGGCTTGGTCTAGATTAAAAATAAATATAGATAAGTCAGTTAGAGGACAAATTATAAGAGAGGGTTTAACTGAAAGAGTTATTCTTTATGCAGCTGGAGATGTAGAACATCTTGAAGATATAATGTATAGCCAACTAGAAGAGGCTAAAAGGAAAGAATGTATAGTAGGAGCTAAATTAGAATGTGATTCAGTGCCTTGGGTAGCTTATCTTGAGTGGTGTGGAATTAAATTAGATGAGGACAGATGGAAAGAAAAAATGAGAAAAGATAATATTAATCTTCAAAATTCCATAAATGCCCTTAATAACTATGTTTATACTATACATCCTGAGGAATTTATAGTAGATAATCAAGGAGATTTATTTACAGGATTTAATACTACTCCAAAATGTAAAATAGACTGGAATAAAACAAAAGAACAAGTTATTCCTTTCTTAAAAAAGTTAGGATTTAATGTTTCTGTAATAGATAAAAAATCAGGTAAAGAAAAAGAGTCTGCTATGGAGAAAGTATTATCTGTTCAAAAAGGAATAGATGATACATTTCTTAAGCTTTACTTTGATTATCAGGGATATTATAAAGTAGTATCTTCTTTTGGTCAAGGTCATCTTAATTCTATTAACCCTATCACAGGTAGATTACATACTAATTATTGGCAATTAGGAGCTATAACTAGTAGAATGTCATCAGGCGGAGGAAAGAATAAAGATGTAGCTGCATATAAGCATATTTCTGTTGATAACTGTCCTAATCCTAATATGCAACAATTACCTCATGATGCAGAAACTAGAGCTTGTTTTGTATCAGAAAAAGGTAATTTATTTTGTAGTTGTGACTATAGTGCAGCTGAAGCTAGAATGGGCGCTGAAATATATAATGAGAAAGTACTTCTTGATGAGTTTTTATATGGTTCAGGAGACACCCATGCAGCTTATGCTAAGCAGGTTTTTGTCAAAGAACTTGAAGGAATAGATACTAGAGACATTAAAAAGAAGAGACCTGACCTTAGAAATAAAGTTAAAGCAGTAGAATTTGCAGTTCAATTTGGTTCTGATGGTACAGCAGCAGCACCTGTTATAGGGTGTACTGTTGAAAAGGCTAGAAAATTAGTACTTAATTTATTATCAGGAATGAAAGGATTAGCTGAGTTTAAAAAGAAAAGTTCAATGCTAGTTAAACAAAGAGGCTATGTCTTAATACATCCTTTAACTGGACATAAATTATGGTGGTGGGATATAGATAAATGGAGAAAAGAAAGAGATTCTTATGATGATGCTTTTTGGAATAATTATAGAACAGTTAAAGCTAAATATCTTGAAGAGGTAAAAAAAGATAATAAAGTTTCAATGCCTTCCATAATGAAAGAAGTAAAAAACCACTTTCAAGTTAGTTCTCTTTATGATAGATATGCTCTTAATGCTCCTACTCAAGGCAGTTGTGCTATAGTTATTAAAGATGCTATGATTACTTTATTTAAATGGATAGTTGAAAATGGTTATTTTAGAAAAGTATTAATTGTTAATGTTACTCATGATGAAGCTAATACTGAATTTCCAGAAGAGCTTAAAGATATTTATCCTAAAATGGTATCTCAAATAATGCAAGATGCAGCTGCTAAATATTTTAAAAAGCTTCCTATTCCAGCAGAGCCTGAGGTAGGAAATTGTTGGATTCATTAATAATATAAATTAAATAAGATATGAAATATAAATGTATAAAAGAATATAGAAAACAACTTGATGATAATACTACTTTAGTGTTTACTGAAGGAGTAGATTATTCAAAAGAGCAAGTTATAGGTAGAATACCTATGCCTATGGTTCCTGAATACTTTATGATGATAAATAAAGATGAGGATATTAACAATAATAAGGTAGAAAATGAAGACAAGATTAATACACCCATCTCATTTAATACCCTTCTAGACCAAATAAAAGACACTCATGAAAGAAAAAACCATGATTATGGAGATTCTTTTACTAAGTCTATGGATGAATTTGGTATGACAGCAGCTGTTATTAGATTGACAGATAAACTTAGTAGATTTAAATCTTTAATTAATAGTGAAGCTAAGGTTAAAGATGAGTCTATTGAAGATACTCTATTAGATATGGCTTCTTATGCTATTATGACTGTAGAATATCTCAAAAAGAAAAAGTTATGATACAATTTAGTATAAGGTTAAAGAATGGGCATGGTTTTACTAAAACCTATAACTATGATAGAACTGAAGAAGGAATAGAGGCTGGATATGACAGATGTTATGAGGAATATCCAGGTGCTTATATAGAATTAGTATAATAATATGAAGCAATGGATACATAAGGAGTTTGTTAAATTAATAGAGAATAATGGCTACTCTTTTAAAAGATGTAAGGGTAGCCATTATATTTATGCAAATAAAGAAGGAAGACATATTACAATTCCTAGACATCTTAATAGTGTTATAGCTCTTAGATTAATTAAAGAGAATAAATTAAAATGAATAAATATATAGAGACAGATAATCAAGATGGATATACTCATTTAAAAGTAGCAATAGGAGGTGCTTTTGCAAAAGTACTTACCAATGAAGAGGAAATAAACCTACAATATATTAGCCCTTCTATAGTTATTGATTTTCTTGAAAGTAATAATCTTAGCTATAATAAATCTATTATTATAAAGGGTAAAGGAAATTATAAGGTTAGATTTAAAGTATCATATACTAAGTCTATTATAATAGAAGTAGATATGATGACAGGTAATACTTATATAAAAAGAATTTAATATGGATACATACAATTTTCCTTTAGGAGCTGATACTAAAGATGCTCCTTGGAATAAAGAGGAAACTCCTAAAAGAGATTTTGATGTTTTTATTAGTCAGACTTTAAGTAAATCTACCAGTGTTTCTACAGATGATTATATTTGTAGTGTAGAAAAAGGTGAAGATGGAGGAGTAGAAGAGGATATAGATACTTCTAATACTGATTGGGAAAGAGCTTACACAGAAGAGCATCTAACTCTTACAGGACTTATTAGAGAATGTAAAAAATTCCTACTTAAATGTAAACAAAATGAGTATTATAGTAAAGATAAAGCTATTATAGATAAGTTATTAAGAGAGTGTGAAGGATGGAATGAAGATGACTTAGTAATAATGGAGGATTAAAAGTATGTTAATACTAGCAATAATACTTATATGTTTATTTATAATAATAATGAGAGACTAATATGCTTACAATATTAATGATAATACTAATACATTTATGTATAGTAGCTATAAATATTACTGTATCATTGTGGGTAATACTCAGTGATGATAAAACTACAGAATTACATTTTAAAAGAAATGCTTCTGCATTTTTTATAATATTTTGTCCTATAACCAATATATTTGGTATGATGATATTAGTTGTTGCTGTAAGTGCTATATGGTTACTTAAGTGCAGTGATTGGTTAAATAAATAATTAGATATGAAAATAATAAAACCAAGTGTAATGTTTATACCTCAACCTGCTGGTCTTGAAGGTGTTTATAAACAGGTAGAATTAGCAGGTAGAACTGCTTATAAATCAGAAGATAAGATAACTGATGTTAGTGCTGAGAAGTTTGTAAAGATGCTTATGAATAAAAAGCATGGAGCAGCTTTAGAACATGGTACTATATATCTTAAGTACAGATGTAAGTGGGAAGGTGATAATCTTACAGAGTTCTATGAGAAAAATCCTTATAGTAATGTAATAGCAAAGCTCAATAAGGATGATTATGAGAATGGTTGGGCTATGAGTACTTTCTATATAACAACTAATTATAGAGTTATCATAGAAAATAATAGGTCTAAGGACTTACAGTATTTGAGTAATCCTTGTAAATATCATGAGAGAAGATACACCTTTAAGTTTATATTATCTCGAGGTATAGCTAATGAGTTTGTAAGACACAGAGTATTTAGTTTCTTACAAGAAAGTACTAGATATTGTAATTATAGTAAAGACAAGTTTGGAGGAGTTTCCTTCATATCAAGTGTAGAATGCCCTCTTGAAATAGGAGAGTATAAGATAAATAATAAAATGGAAATTACCAAAGATGGTAAAGTTTATTTATCTGAGAAAGAATTAGTATGTCTTTCACAGGATAAAGTATTACTTTATGCTTATTGTAATTCAGAACACCTATATTTATCTCTTCTAGACAAGGGAATGAAACCTCAAATAGCAAGGGATGTCTTATCATTAGGATTAAAGACAGAACTTATTATGACAGGTACTAAGAAACAATGGGAAGAGTTTATTAATCTTAGAAGTGCTAATGATGCTCATCCAGATGCTAGAATACTAGCAGAGGAAGTTAAAAAGATATTACTATAATATTTACTCTTTTTCTATTAAGAGTTTTTTAATAAATATGACAATATGAATGAAGATGCTTTAAAATCAGAATATTTAAAAATGTCTAAAGATATTACTTGTTTTATGAAACATATTAAAATAAGTAGAAGTAAGTCTGAAGGGTCTAATGGTAGCTTATCTTATAGAACTATAAGAAAAGCTTGGAGAAAAAATCAGAAGAGAAAAGAGTTAAATAAACAAATATATCTTATGGCTAATTCTACAATTCCTACTTATTTCCCTGAGTTGTTATTAGATATTGAATCAGTATTAGACAATAACTCAGTGGCTTGTAAGATAGAAAGAATTAGATATCAAAGTGCTATAGGAGCTTTTAAAGAAGACCCTTTTACTAAAAAGTTTAAGGATATTATTAGAAGAATTAGATATAACTGTCTACATAACAAGCATAAACCTATACCATCTTTGGATACTATAAAACTATTTAAAGAGAGTTACATATCATTAGAATTACCAAGTAATAATGATTTTCTCAGAGAAATTTCCAAATATACAGCAATGTGTTATAACTATTAAATTATTAAGTAGGAATAAGTTAAATATTATTCCTACTTAACTTTTTCAAAAAACCCCTTTGCAAAGTCAATTAAAATTATTATCTTTGCCCAATAAATTAATAAATTAATTAAAATATGATACACAGAGGAATACAGTGTTCTTTTTTACCTTTAAAAAGAAGAGAGTCACTTTATAATAAATTTAAAGAAACTCACCCAAAGACCTCAATAATGTCATTCACCAACTATTTAAACTATGCAAGTACCTATAATGGACTAGATTTAAATAGTACAGATGATATTATTTTAAATAAGGTTACAGAGGCTATAAAACACATTGAAGAGAAAAAGATTAATACTCATACTCTTCTTCCTAATGCAAAAGTTTTAGATAATATAAAATCAGCAGAAGATGAGTTATATAGTATAAAGAAAGAAGATGGTAATGTACAAATAGAAGTACATGATGTACCACTTAATATGATAGATGATGTTATAGAATCTATTGTAGAAAACTTTGGTATAGAAGATAATAAGATTATTAGTAATCTAAAGAATAATCTTCAATCTACTAATAGAATGAATGTGTTCTTAAGATTTTTAGCTAAAGAACAACTTTATGCAGAAACTACTGGAGCAGATAATACTACTATAGTAGGTAATGCTATTAAATATGCTAATACATTCTTTGCTAATACTGCTATGTTTAAAGAAGATGGTACTAAGGCTAAAGAAGAATTAGAGAATGATTTTAGTGGAGTAGTACAACCTTTTAATGAATCTAAATCTGGTTTTATAGGTAGTATTACTGGTAAAGGATATAATGCAGCTGATGCTTTTAAAGAGACTAACAGAGCTAATATTGAAGACACAGATGCTACAGTTATAGTAAGACCTTTTACCAATGGTAATGAAGGGTATATGCTTAAATCTTTGGGAGAAAAATACTCTTCAAAGGTAGCAGCTCAAACTTTTACAGAAAATCCTGTTGAAGCTGCTCAGTATATAGCTAAAGTACTTGCTAAAAGTGGAGGTAGTAAAGTAGTAAACTTTAAAGGTAATACTCTTGAAACTAATGGTTGGAGTCAGAATGAATGGAATGAATATATGTTCACTCTATTACAGGAAGCTGTAAAGCAGGGAGCTAATATTAAAGAAGTTAGAACTGATGGTTTAAATGGAGTAGGTGTAGCTACAGTTATAGCAGCTAGTGCCTTAGGAATTAAAACTAGTATTATAGCTCCTGCTTATGAATCTAAGAATGGAGTAGTTACCTATCCTACACAACCTATTAATTCTAAAAACCCTAGTGTTCATTCTAAAGTTCACTTTGGTGTATTTAATTTTAAAAAGAATGATTCTAAGACAGCTTATCTTAATAGATTCTCTAAGAGTACTGTAGATAAATTACAAGCTAGATTAGAAACAAAGCAAGTTCTACAAAGCACTAATAGAAAGCAAGAAAATTCCAACATAAATTTCTATAATGGAATGATTACTGCAGAAGATGATGCTGTGTTTGTGTTTGGTTCTAATGCTGCTTCTTATAATGGTAATCCAGCAAAAGGAACTGGAGGAGCTGCTTTATCTGCATTACAACAAGGGAGAATAGAGCAAAGAGAAAATATGGCTAATACCTTCTCTAAATCTGGTAGAGCTTATGGCATACAAACTGTAACTAGACCAGAAGCTAGAAATAGTTTAAGTAGGGAAGAGATTATTAAAAATATACAAAAAATGTATCAAGTAGCTACTGATAACCCTCAACAAAAGTTTAAATTTGCCTATAATAATGTAGGCAGTAAAACCTCTCTTAATGGGTATTCAGGTGACCAAATGATTGATATGTTTAAAGAAGCTGGTCCTATTCCCTCTAATGTTATGTTTAGTGAAGCTTGGCAACAAACAGGTAAATTTAATGATGCTTTATCAGAATCTACAGAAAGTAAAAATTCTTCGTTTATACCATGGAGTAGACATGCTAGTAATTCTTATGAGGTTTCTTCTGCAGGAGATAAGAGATTTTCTGCTTTAAATGCTACCTTTAAACCAGGTACTATTATAGATGGTACTGATGTTGGGGGTATGACTATAGAGAATGTATATCAGAAGGTCATTAAGAAGAGTGGTAAAGGACAAGGTCCTGCTACTACAAGTAGATTAAATCTTAACCCAACTAATACAACTGAAGCTAAAAGAGAAAAATTTAAACAAGAAGTTATAGACACTTATGGTAATCCAATAAGTTACTCTACTTCTGAAGGAATTATTACTGTTACTTTTGATAAAGGAACATTGGAAGTAATACCTTTTATTGGTAGTATAAAAGATTCTAAGGGTACTTATATAGGTAATGAAGACATAAACTATTTTGTAGGTACGCTCAAAGCTGTAGAAGATATGGCAGGCGGTAAAGAAGATTTCTCTTATAAAGAAGGTTATCTTCCTTTATGGCAAGAATGGGCTAAGCAAAACCCACAGCTTATGGCTGAGCTAGCTACTAATAGTAAAGACAAAACTCTTACAGATAAATTTGCTTCTACAAGGGTAAGTCAAGCAAGAGCTTTATCTGATATATTATCAAGTAATACCAATCCTTCATTAACCTCTTCAAGACAAGAGAGTAATGGAGATATTATGAGTGCAATTAATGAGATAGAAAATTCACTGAATAAAGTAAAACAACTTGCAGGAATATCTCCTGTTATAAGTGATACTAGTGAAACTTTTACTTCAGAAAGAGCAGATGTTGTTGAAAATAATAACCCTGTTATAAAAGCTAAAGCTCATACTGCTTTAACAGTAAATAATGATTCTCCTAGAGGAAGACTCTATAGACTTATCAATCCTCAAACAGCTCAACAAAGAGAGACTATGATAGCTAGAGATTTCAAAGACATGGTAGATATGATGATTGATGAAACTCTAGAAGAAATAGAAGATAGACTTGAAAGGGATGATGAAGAATCTTTAGCTAAAAGATTAAATGATTTAGAATTACAGAAAGCACTTACTGATGATAATACTGCAAGAAAGACTTTTATTGTTCAGACAGGAGTAGATAATATCTTTAATAGAGTTAAGGAGAAATACCAAAAACTTATTAATAAACCTAATACTAGTGAATATGAAAAGTCTCAATATCAAATTGTAGTAGATAACTTTGACACTTTATTAAGCAGTGCTAAGGTTATAATTGAATCTAAAGAGAACCTAATCATAGATAAATCTAAAGATTCAGAGGATGAAGGTGATACTAGAGAGATGCAAGAAGGAGCATCAGGTAATGATGGTTGGGTGGTTAAAGCTAGAACTACTGACCCACACTCTACTATTAGTACTCTCACTAGACAAGCTTTAGAGGATATTAGAATCATAAATCCTGAAACTAAGATAGGTGAAGTTGATGATTTAGGTTATCCTTTGTTTTATAATGAAGATGACTTACATAGTATCCTTATAAAAGAACTAGCTTCTCTTATTAGTCCTGATGATTTTGCTGTTAGAGAAAATACAGCTGATAGTAATAGTAAGTTTATATATCCTAAATTAGAATCTTTAAAAGATAAATATGTTTGGATAGAACAACTTATTAATAAATTAAGAAATGATGAACAACTAACAGCAGTATTTTATACTGACTTTAGAAAGGATTTTATTTCTTACTGGAAATCAAAAGGAGGTAAAAGTATAGAGTTAAACTCAGACTCTGGAACTGAAAGTCAATTCTCTTTATTAGATGCTAATTATAATAGTGGTTTAAGATTAACTGATTCTTCTCTCTATACTAATAATTCTACTATAGATAAATCTAATGTAGAAGAATTAGAACAATTAGCTAGTAGAGTTAATGAAGCTGTAAGTGACCTTATGTTAGATAGAATAGAAGAGGATGAAATAGAAGAAGAACTTATAGAACCTCTTACTAAACTATATAAATCATTAGGATTTTCAGTTACTAAAACTGATGTTCAATACATTGCTCAAGAGAATTTAGATAGCATAACTGATACTATTAATAAGGTTAATTCTATTCTACAAAGATTAAAGATAACTAATCAAAATGATGAAGAATATGTATCAGAGAATGATTCTTATACTGATGTCTTTAGAAGAGAATTAAGAGATATAGCTAAAGTTATAGGTACAGTAGATGCAGAATATGTAATAGCTTCTTTAAGACAAGGTGATGAAACTAGATATTCTTACTCTGCTCCTAACTATGTAGATACTATGTTTAAGAATCTTACTCATGAAGATGCTAAATATAGAAAGGAATATATAGAGAATAAATGGGGTAAGTATGGCTGGTTTAGAGACCAAAATACTGGAGAATGGAAGAACACTTGGTTAAAAGAGTTATATGAAGATGCTGTAAAAGAATTAGAGTTTAAACCAGGAATAAGTAATTCTGAAGATGCTCCTAGATATTTACATAGAGAGCTTAAGATGAAAGATATTCCATATATTAGTGATATTTCTTTCAAAGGAGAAGAGTTAGTTAAATATAATGATTGGACTAAAGACTTAATAATCCCTGCTTATATAGGAGAATATTTTGCATTTCCTCAATCAGACTTTGCTAATTATAACTTCCCTATATTTGCAGACTCACCTTGTGCTAAATTCATAAAGATGAGAAGGTATCATGGGGGTAATTATAAGGCTGAGGTATTACAAGAAATGGTTAATGTTGCAAGACAGGAGCTTTGGAGAATGGAGTTTGTAGAACAAAGATTAAACCAAAGAGCTGAGCCTATACAAAACTTTGATAGTTCTATTAAGGATGGTAAAGTAAAATATGGTAGAGGTTCAGAGTTCTGTTTCTTTCCTTTCTTGAATACTATGACTATAGCTGATGTAATTAGTCTTAATAGTCCTAATTCAAATACAGAAGAAGTAGCAGAATTTATAAATGATTATCTTGACCATTTAAATGCTACTCATATATCTCCTAATACTACTATTAAAGATGCAATAGTTTCTCTTAAAGGTGTTTCTAATGTAGATGCTGTAGACCAATTAATATCTGATGCTATAGAGGCTCATTTAAATAATGAGTTTAATAATTTCTTTAATGAGAATAGAAAGGAGATTGAAGATGTCTTTAGTGAGTTAAGACAGAATGGTGTAGTAGAGTCTTTAGGTTATTCTAATGAAATGGTAAATGAGAATAAAGAAGAGGTTATGCAAGATTTAATGCAAGAGTATTATTGGAATCAACAATTTGCCACATCTCAAATCATTCAAATGACTACTACAGACTTAGCTTTCTATAAGAATGCTACAGACTTCCAAAAGAGATATAAAGAGGTATATGCAGCAGGAAGTAAAATATTTACTAATTCTAAATATGGTAGAAAGTATGAAAAGACATTATATCTTAGAGACTTCTCTTTAACATCAAGGTCATGGGATAACCTTAAGAAAGCTGCTCTTGAAGTGAGAGATAGAGGTGAATTACATGATGCAGAGGTATTTGATATATTAGATAAGTATATTTCTAATAATCAGGTGGATGCTCAAGCATATAGAAGTATTAGCTCTTATAGAGCAGTACTAGATATGATGGGATTATGGAATGAATCTATGGATGAAACCTTACAAAGATTTCAAGAAGGTACTCAAACTAGTGCTGATTTTAATGTAATATGGGGAACTATCAAACCTTTCTTATATACAGTATCTGAAAGTGCTAATGGTACTAATGATGCCTCTTATGGTACTATCATGACTCCTCATCAAAATAAGAACTCTGAGTTTGTAATATTATCTACTATTCAAGCTATAGGTGGTATTATGTCACAATCTCCTAAGATGAAAGGTCTTAGTAGATTTATGGAAGATACTGGTGTAGATGTAATACAATTTGAATCAGCTGTTAAGGCAGGTGGTCAAGGTGTAGTTGATATAGGTCTTAGTGATGAAAAACTATCTAAATTAGCTGAAATTATAACTGAAAATAAGGAGAATAACTATGTTGAAGAATACCTAGATAAATTAAATGCTAAGGCTAAACCAGAGAATAAACTTACTGAGTTACCAGCTAAAGAAGTAGTAAAGTATTATACTTATGGTTTAACTAATGGTTATATTACTCAAGAGCAATTTAATATGGCTATGGATGCTCTAGAGCCTGAAGAACATGAAGTATATGAAAAACTTATAGATGCAAGTGTTCTTAATGTAGATAGAGATGCAGCAGGTAATATTCTTTATAATGGGAATGTAGCTTCTTTTGATGGAGAAGTAATGTTTAATAATGATAGAATACACACTCATTCATATGATGATTATATGATTGCTCAACCTACTCCTCAGCACTTCTTAGATACTGATGCAGTATTTGGCTCTCAGTTTAGAAATCTTATTATTTCAGACATACCTAATGTATTTGGTACAGATGAAAAAGGTAATCCTAAAGCTATTAGTTTTAAGATTAATGGTAAGACTTATTCTAAAGAAGAGCTATTAGATACTTATAGGAAGTTGATAACAGAGAATCTCATTGATGGTTATATGAAAGCTATGAATAGATTTACTGATATTTATTCCCTTCAAGAGTTTCTTAAGGAACAGGTTCAAGGTAATCCTAAATTCCCTGCTGATATGGTAGATGCTTTTGAAATAATTGAAACTCCAAAAGGATTAGCATTTAATATTCCTCTTAGTAATCCATCAACTACTATTAAAATACAAGAGCTTATAAACTCTACTTTTAAGAATAGTGTTACTAAGCAAAGAATTAAAGGAGGTTCTGCAATTCTTGTATCTAGTTTTGGTTATTCAAAACAGCTTGAAGTAGTAAGAAATAAGAATGGTTCTATCAAAGAGATACAGTGTTATATGCCTGCCTATTCAAAGCAATTCTATGAAGCTTTCATGGGAGAAGATGGTACATTAGATATAAACAAGATGCCAGAAGACCTTAGAAAAGTTGTTGGATATAGAATCCCTACAGAAAATAAATATTCAATGGCTAATCTTAGAATTATGGGCTTCTTGCCACAGCAAAATGGTGGTACTATAATGCTTCCTGCTGAAATTACTACTATGTCAGGTGCTGACTTTGATGTGGATAAAATGTTCTTAATGTTCCCTTCTTTTAGACTTGAAGAGTATAATATGGACCAAGCTAAGCTTGATTATTCTAAAGAAATGGACCAAGAAGGTAGTCTTGTTAATGCCATATTAGGTACTGATGAATCTACTAAAGAATCATTCAAGGAATGGTGGGAAAGAAAAATGAAAGATGGTTCAGCTAAATATTATAAATTAGAATCTCCTATAGTAAAAAAGGTGAGATATAATCATGATGTTAAGGACCCTAATTCTATTGCTGAGATGTCTAAAGAGCAGAGAGACAATATGCTTATAGATATATCTTATGCTATACTTTCTCATCCAGCAATGGCAATGAATGTTAATAATCCAGGTTCTTTTGATAAGATTAAAAGAATATCAAGAATAACAGAAATTGCAGAGAATCCTACTTATAGAGAAGCTTACATGAAAGAGTTTAATGTAACTAAAGATAAATTACCTCAACATTTGATGAGACAAACTTTAGATACTTTAGATGATTTCTTGAAGGAGTTTGCTGAAGAAAGAAATCCTTTAAGTATTGATACTTTCTTATACAATCATAAGCAAAATACCACAGGAGGTACTCTTATTGGTATCTATGCTAATGGTACTACAGGACAAGCTAAGTTTCAAGAATCTGGTTTAACTGTAAAGGACCATTTTGCATTTACTATTAATGGTAGAAAGATGCAAAGAATGGATAGACAGAGAACTGAACCTGTTAATGGTGTTAGGGAACTTATATCAAAGAACTCAGCTGAATGGTCAGCTGCTTCTGTAGATAATGTGAAGGACCCAGTACTAGCAAAGTTATGGCAATCTAAGAATACAGCTAATATAACTATTGCTCTTATTAGAATGGGAGTGACTATTGATGAAGTAGGTCTCTTATTTAAGCACCCTGTTATACAGTATTTAGCTTCTGAAGATAAATTAACTACAAAGGAAATTAATAAATTAGTTTATGTAGAAGGTGGTTTAATGGACACTATTGAGGAATCTAATTTAAAAGGAACAGTACATTTTAAAAATAGAGAAAACTCTAATATAAATACTAATGGTATTCTTAGAGATTTAATTGATGCAGATTCACTTAATTACTTTGTTGATAATGCAGAAGCTGCCCAAAGAGCTATTGACTTATTATCAGTATTTAAGGAGAAGATATTACCAATAGCTGAGGCTTTACATGGTCTTACTAAAGTTACAAGAGCTGATAGTCCTAATGGAGCTATTCAAAGAAGTTTATCTAGAGCAGTTAATCAAAGAATTGCAGTAGATAATATGATAGCTAAAGTACAACATTATGAATATCCTCTTGCTAATACTGGTGTATTAGGTGAATCTGGGTTACTTAGAAATGGTAATGGATTAGTTAGTACTAAAGAAGAAATTAGAGATATTCTATATAAGGAAAAGGGACTAGTAAGTCCTTTCTATACACTAGGTATAGATGCTCCTATAGACATTATCTCTAAATACTTTAATAACTATGCTCCTTGGATATTAGATAAAGTTAATTATTTAGCTAGAACATCTAGTACTACTAGAGGTACATTATCAGATGATACTATGAATGATTTATTCTTTGAAATGACTACATTCCTACTTAGCAAAACAAAGCTATTTGGTAATGATAGTGATTCTACCTTTGAAGAGAAAAGAAATTATTATTTATATGAATTTCCAAAAGAACTTATTGATATTAAACAGAGTTCTGAGTATGAAGATATTAATAATTTAACCTTCATGAAGAAGCTACAAGTAGTAAAAGGAGAGATTCAATTATCTAATGGTGGCAAACTAAATGCTTCAACTAGAATGCAAATAAGTCAATCTATTGATGCTCTCCTTTATATGGGTGGGGAGAATCAAGAAAAAGCACACCAACTTGCTGTAGATTTAATGGCTTATTCTTATTATAGAGATGGCTTTAGATTTGGTCCTAATAACTATGGTACATTCTTTAGTACTACTTTCTTAAATGCCTTTCCAGAGTTAATGGAGTCTATTAGAGATTATAATCTAGCTAGAGAAGATGTAGACAACTTCCTAGAACAGTTTATATCTAACCACCCTAGTCAAACCTCTACATATATCAAAACAGTTAAAGGTAAGATTATGGATGAAAATATTAGCTATGATGAAGGTAGTGAAGAGACAAAAGTAACTGTAAAAGGGGCTACTACTATGAACTTGAATTTACCTAAAAATATGAATGGTAGTTATCAAGTAGCTCAAAGACTTTATATTAATTATAGTTTATTTGATTATGTAGGGTCTGAGGTTAATAGTAGGGGTATTCCTCTTCATCACTATGAAAAAGTATCTACTCTTCCTAGAGTAAGTGATAAAAAAGTAGATATATCAAGAGTTAAATATAATGCTAATATGTCTAGAGAAGAATTAGATGCTATAGGATTAGATGAAGATAAACTAAAAGCTTCTCTTAAACTATTCTCTTCAAGTAAGAAAAGTAAAAGTGCAGCTAAAACTCACAAACTTAAAGCAAGTACTGTATATAATGCTAATAACACAGCTAAAGAAGTCTTTAATAATCAATCAGAAGAAACCTCTATGAGTTCTGTTCAAGAAGCATATAGAGATATACTTTTAGATGAGACTCAAGAAAGACATACTACTGCTGATATTAAAGCACTCAAAGAATTAAGAGACAAAGCTATGGCTGAGTCTGAGGATGATGGTAATAGTAATACTCTTGAAGAGTTTGGAATAAGTCATCAATCTGATAGTTCTATTGAGGAGGATAAATTTGATGTAAGTAGTAATATCAATGATATTAAAGCAGCTTTTGCTGTAGCTAAAAGTACTAAAAATGTCAAGAAAGATTATAGTAATAATAAAGAAGATAAAACAAATTTCTGTTAAGTAATATGGCAAACTCATGTGTATATATCCCTAAAAGGGGAGCAGATACTTTTGTTAAATTAAAGAAAATGGTAGGCTATGAAGAGGCTGCTAGGATTTTTAATATAATAGAAGATAAAGAGTTTCAACAGGATTATAAGGAGTCTCTCAGCTTTGATGCTGAGGGATTCCCTACCTTTGATTCTCTTTTAAAGAATGAATATATCCAAGAAGAAATTGGAGAAGGTGCTATTATAAAATATAATAATAACCAGTTCCAACCTGTAGAAGATACTCTACATAACTATGAAGATTTATTAAAACAAGCTGAAAACTATAATAAGGAAGGTTCTTATGTAGCTATAGTAGATTATACAGAGGATGATAAACTTAAGATTAATTTATATCCTAAAACAGAAGCTAATATAAAGAAATCTAATATGCAGAGAGCTACCTTTAAGTTAAATCAAAAGGTAGTAAAGGTTTTAGAAAATACTGGTATATCTTTGCAAGCTCTTTCAGAAGCAGAAGAAAAGGCAGGAAGAAGAGGATTAACTCAATTCCAAGCAGCTAAATTAATGGTAGGGGATGCTATTACCTTAATAAAGATAGCTAATAATGCTGAAGGATATGAGGCTCTTAGTGAGGAATTTGCACATTTACTTGTAGATAATTTTGCAGATAAACCTCTTATACAAAGGGCATTAAAATCATTAAGTAATAATGAGGACTTTCTTAAGGAAGTATTAGGTGATGAATTTGAAGATGTATCAAATTTCTATGATGGAGATTTAGAGTTAATAGCTGAAGAAGCATTAGGTAAAATTCTTCAGGAAGGGTTATTAAATAATATGGCTGATGTGCCTAAATCTCATAGAACTTTATTTCAAAGAATAGCTGATTACATTAAAAGATTTTTTAAAAATATAGATTCATCAACTCTATATAATACTGTTTCAGATATCCAATTAGAGATGGATAATATAGCTAAACAGTTTTTAGATGGTACTATACATTTAGATAAGAAAGCTATAAATAAGAGAAATAGAGATATTGCTTTTAATTCCTTAAGTGATAGAATAGAAAAGAATATAGAAGTACTAAAAGAAGCAATTAAAACAGAGACTAAGAGAGGTGTTATTACTAAAGCTGACTCTACTATAGTAACAGCTAAAATAGCTAAGATAGAACAGTTTGCAAATAGTAATGCTGATACTGCATTAGGTATTATGACCTATGCTCAAGAAGGACTTAAATCTTTAAAAAATGCATATGCTAAATTTGATTCTCTTAGCTTATTACCTTTAAATGAGAGATTTCAAACTTTACTAACTCTCAAAACTATAATGCAAAGTTATGGTAGTTTCATACATTCACTAAGAGAAATACAGAGTGAAGAAAGAGAGGATGTAGATAAGCTATTTGATAGAACATTTAATGTAGGAGGAGAGGAAATAGAACTAGATGATGTCCTTAAAGACCTAAGTGACCTAGTTGATAAAATAGGTACTGAATATAATAGAGTACAACTTCCTTTATATGCTCAATTTATAAGAGAGCAACTTGGTGATGAAGTAGTAAAATTCATTGAAGATAATCATCAAAAAGCCTTAGAAGAATTATTTGCATCTGAGATGGAGGACATAGGATTGCATGACTTATGGCTTAATTCTATGGGAGATACTAATAATATAATAGTACAAATCTTTGATAAATTAATAAAGGGGTCACAAGATAGAGCTAGAAATAGAGCATATAAGTTAATTCAAGAGTTAGAAGCTACTAGAGTATGGGCAGAATCTAAAGGAGTTACCTCTTATGATTGGATGTTTGAAAAAGATAAGAAAGGAAATCTCACTGGTAACTATGTTGATATAAATAGAGATGACAAAGGTAATCTAATAGGAGTTAATACTGGTGAGTTTGATAGACAATATAATGAACTTGTAAAATCTTTAGAGGAAGATACTAACCTATCTGGTCAAGAAAAAGCAAAGAAAAAAAGAGAATGGTTAGAGAAATATGGATGGTGGGATGAAAGAGGTAAAATACATCCTAAACCAGAGTATTTCCCTGCTGCTAGATTAACTTCTACTCAGGAAGAGGTATATAAGAAATTATTAGATATTAAGGAAAGAATGGATGCTCTTTATCCTATGTCTAAAACAGGTAGATATAAAGCTGTTCAGATTAGAAAAGATTCTCTACAAAGACTTATGAATAGTACACACTCTGTACAGGACTTCATATCAAACTATAAGGAAGCTTTAAAAGCATCTTTTGGAGTTAGTAATGATGATAATACTTTGTATGGAGATGTAGGAGGTTTGGTTAATTTTGATGGTACAGAGTTTATGCAATTACCTGTATTATTCACTAATAAACTAAAGAATCCTAATGAATTATCTACAGATGTAATAGGCTCATTAATGTCTTATGCAGTAGCTACTACTAAATATGATGAACTATCCAAGATAGTAGCACCTATGGAAGTAGGTAGAGATTTAGTAAACACTCAACTTAAAAGTAAAGTAGTTAAGACAGCTGGTTCTAAAAAGTTTGTAGAGACTATTAATAAGTATGGACAATCTATATCATCTAAGATACACATGAGTACAGAGCCTAACCTAATAAGAAAATTAAATGACCTTTTAGAGACACAATTATATCAAAGATATTTAAAGGATGAAGGTACTACTACTGTGTTTGGTATGGATGTAAATAATAATAAGTTTGGTAGAGCTGTTTTAGCTATGAACTCTACAGCTCAATTAGCTTTTAACTGGTTAGCTAATACAGCTAATGTCACTCAGGGACTTAGTATGCAGAATATAGAATTAGCAGCTGGTCAATTCTTTGGAGCTAAGGAAATGGCATCTGCTGATGCAGAGTTTGGTAAAGAAATAACCAAAACTATGTTAGAAGCTAATGCAAGAAATAAAACAAACTTCTTAGATTTGTTTGATGACTTTATGAATGTCAAACAGAACTATGGTAATGATAGAAAGGATGAAAGAGCCAATTGGGTATTAAGATTATTTGGTAATAATATAAAATTTTTAGGACAAGAAGCAGGTGACTTTTGGTTATATAATAGAGCTGCTATAGCTTATTGTAAAAGACTTAAAGTTAAATATAAAGGTAATACTATGAGCTTCTATGACTTACTAAAGAATCATTGTAAGCAAGAGATAGAAATTGAAGGTAAGAAAACTGGAGTTTATGAGTTAGTTATACCTGAAGGTGTAACTACTGAAAATGGAGAAGTAGTAGACCAAAACTTTGCTAATAAGCATAGTAGAGCTATAGCTCATATTAACCAACAATGCTTTGGTATTTATAATCAAGATGATAAAACTTTAGCTGAAAGAACTGTATTTGGATTAGCTGCTACTCAATATAGAAAATGGTTGAAGCCTGCTCTTAATAATAGATTTAAGAGTAGAAGAACTAATCTAGATACTTTAACAATGGAGGAAGGTTATTATAGAACCTTTACTAGATTTATAAGGGATGTAGGCACAGAATTAAAAAGAGGTGAAATACATATAGCTTCTATATATAGTAAATTAAAGCCTGAAGAAAAAGCTAATATAAGAAAAGTCCTAATGGAAGTAGGTCAATTCTTAGCACTTATAGCATTCTTAAGATTAGCTCCATTCCCAGATGATGACGATGATAAACTAGATGAAAGCTTAAGATCTAGAGCTATCACTATGAGTGAATATGCAGCTGTAAGATTAAAACAAGAATTAGGTGCATTAGTTCCTGGTACTACTATGACTAATGATATGCTTAAGACTGTAAAATCACCTATGGCTGTATTAGGTACACTATCAGGTATGTCTAATTTAATAGGTAGTTTAATAGACCCTGATGATTGGAATAATGAAATTGAGTCAGGAAAATATAAAGGTCATTCTAATTTATATAGAAATCTTATGAAGTCTCCTATATCAATTTTTGCTTATAAGAGACAGTTTGAAAGAGTTAGTACTCATATGGATGCTGCCATTAAGTACTATAAAAGTCCTGCTATGTATTAACAGCAGTGTTAACAATACATTGAGTGCAGGCATTTTTAAGGGTAAAACAAAAGGGGAGGATAGTTTAATTACTATCTTCCCCTTATTTTTTTTGTTATAAACAAGCTATAGCTGTTTCTCTTTCTTCTAGAGTCATATTATAATAGTCATCAAGAGTATATCCTTTCTCTTTAAGAGCTTGTATTGTCTCCATAGAGAACATAGATAACTCTGATTTACCATAATAATAGTTAACTAATTCATTTATATCAGTTTGCAATTTAGCAGGTAAAGCATCATTTTTTGTATACTTACCTCTATTAATATTCCTATATAAATTATCTAAATATAGTCTACTTTCAGATATAACTTTAAGCCTGCCTTTTAATCTTCTCCAAGCTAGTTTTAACCTACCCATAAAAGATTCCTGTAATTGCATATATTCTCTAAAATCTTCTGCAAGTAATTCCTCTAATTCCATCTTAGATTTATTACCCCACATAAATCTAGCCTCCATAAATATATCATCAGCTTCTTTTTTAGTCATAAATTTATCCATTACAAAGTGAAAACTCTCATGATATAAAGTTCCTCTATCTGCATTTCTTACAAGAGTAATAGCACTGTTCATATATAAACCATAAGCTAAATTATTCTCTGCAGTTCTAATAAGGTCCTCTATTATGATAGCATCTTCTACATTAGGAATAAACTTCTTTACTGCTTTTAGCTCCTTTTCAATATCCATAGGTCTTTGATGCTTTTCAAACTTCCTATATTTAGGTTCATTTAAATTATTAAGTTCTTCAATAGTTTTTATAGCACTTAATATACTCAAATTATCCTTATCTTCTAACATGGTATTTAGTATAGTTAAAGACTTCATAGTAGACTCACTAGCTTCATTTAAAGATGATACTAGAGTCTTTAAGTCTTTTAAACTTCTCTTTCTACCTATCTTACCTAAGATAACCTTTTGAGCCTCTTCTAAAGATTTAAATTGATTTTTTACTTCCTCTTTAGCTGTGTCTGCATTATCTTGTGGTTTATTAGTAGAAGAATCATCACCTTTCTCAACACCTTCTAGACCAGAAGATTTAGGACTAGCAATAGAAGCATTGTGAGATTCCTTTTTATTAAAGAAGTTACTATCAAGTCCAAACACATTACTATAATAAGTAAGGTTAGATATAGTAGGTTGAGGAATTACTTGAGTTACTGAGTCTCCTCTACCATTATTATCATAGATAAGTTGGGCTGGGATAAGGTGAATACCTGCAATATTAACTCCATAAGAATTTTCCATCATATTACCATAAGAAGATAATTGTATAGAATATTGACTTTCTGTAGTTCTCTGTTGACTAGAGTGGTATATACTACCAAACTCTTGAGACTTCTGTCCATTGATTACAAATGGTTTAGCACTAGTTTTAAAGTCAAATATGTGCATATCTCCATTAGGGTCTATACCAATTAAATCAACTTCTCCAGCTACTTGTCTACCATTTAAATTACCTGTTACAACTAAATTATCAGCATAGAACTTCCATCCTGGATGTGCATTTTTAAATGCTTGAAGTCCTCTTTCTATTTCTTGAAGTTGCTCTCTAGTGAATACAGAAGTATCATTATAATTTACATGACCTGTCTTAAAGAAGTGTCTAGCATGTTCATCATAATTTTGACCAGCTCTTAATGCTCTATAAGAATGACCTTTAGTTTGAACATCTATAGTTTTAAGTCTTAAAGCTTCTAGTAACTTAGCATAATCATTCTTTGACTTAGGATTAAAACCATTATCAACTAATACTTTATTAGCTGTTTGTTCTCCTAATAAACCTACAAAAGGTCTTACTAATGTAAGAAAAGATTTATTAGATTGGTCAATAGTTCCTTTTATTGAATCTAAAGCTTTCTTTACAGATGCTATAGCTTCATTTATAGATTTTTCTATTTCATCTTTCTTATCATTTGACCAAGATTTACCAAACTTCTCATCTATAGCAGCATGTAATCTATCTATCTCTTGTACTTCTCCTGATTCATCTTCTATATAATAATGTGTTGAAGTAGTTTCACTTCTCTTAACCCTGTCTTGAAGAGAATAAATATTCTCCATAGCTTTTTGTACTACATCATTATCAGAATAATGTTCATCAAATCTTTGAGCCTTCACATTAAATCTTTCTCTAGCATAAGGAGTTTTATGAGAACCAGTCTTCCATCCTTTAGCTCTACAATAGATAGATGCTAATTCACCAGGGGTTTTATCCTTTGTAGTAAGTTGATTACCATTTTCATCTGATACTCTGTAATCAGTTATACCATCTATTTGTACTGTAATTACATAACCATTTCCTACTGATTTAGGAGTATTAGTTTGAGTAACTACTGAAGTAGGATTCTGTTTAGTACTCTTTTCTTTTTTACCTTTATCAGTTTGATTTGCTTGTAACTTACCATCCTTTTCTTCTAATGATGTAAAGCTTATAAAATCATTAATAGTTCTAGGAGAACCTTGAGCTATATTAGTCATAGCTACTTCACCTATAACATGATTATAGTCCATACCACTATTCTCAAAGTTAGAAGAACTATTGATATATTCTTTACTTATATTAAAAGACATAGGATATTTTAATTTACTATTATCTGTCAATAAAGAGTGTAAGAAAGCTTGTATATCACCAGCAGATTTCTCTTCATAGTTCTCTAAGGTATCAGACACAGTAGAACCATCTTGCTTAAAACTTACAGTAAGATTCTCACCAGATGCCTCTATAAATAATGTTGGATTATTCTTACTATTATTCTCAAAGTATAAAAGTGAAGCTAGTTTATTTCTCCATGCTATTAATTGAGAAGAATCCCCAGAATCTAGCACTTCCTTTAGAGTACCTAAATGATTTCTTATAATACCTCCTAAAGTACTATTAGCTGTTTCATCAGTATAAGAAGACATTAATATAGGAACAGGAAGATAAGGTCTTGTTGGGTCACTAGTTTCTAATAATAAATAGGGTTTACCTATATGCTTATTAGCACTTGGTGGTAAAGGAACTATTCTATCCTCTAAAGTCTTTTCACTAACTTTTCTTCCAGGAGTTAAAGCCATCTTTGTACTAGCACCTTTACCTACAACTACACCTATTTTAAATGATTTTTCTTTAGCTGTACCACTAGAGTCCTTTTCAGTCATAATACTATTTAAAGTATTATTAGTACTAGTGAAGTTAGGAGTACCTATAAAATGTTGCTTAACAGTAGTAGATACATCAGGTATCATTACAATACCATTATTATCATATTGAGGATTATTATCTAACACTTCCTGACCCTTAGCATATAATAAATCTATACCTGCCTTTTTATACTTAGAGTAAGCATCATCCTTAGGTCCTACTAAGTCTCCTATTATATTACCATTCTCATCAAATATAAGTATTACAGGAGGAGCTGGATTATCCTTTATAGCTGCTAATGCATCATTAAGTTCTTTACTATAACCAAAGGTTATTTTACCTGTAGTGGTAGTAGCATTTCTTCTTTCAAATACCCCATGATTATTCATAAAGTCCCATAGAACTTTAGCTCTTTCAGCTTTTCTTCTAAATTTAGCTGCATTAGCTTTATCCATAGCACTAGAACTTTTCTCTAATAGAGCTGCTTTTCTATTAAAATACTCATGCCAAGTAAGGAATTGCTCACCATCTTTAAGTAGATTAATGGTTTCTGCATCTCTATAATGCCATCTATACTGAGAAGTAGCTATCTTAATATAATTACTTTCTAGTAATTCTTTTTCTGTAGTTGCTCCTTGAGTACCTTGAATATGTCTACTTTCAGTAACCATCTTAGTACCATCTCTTTCAGTATATATTACTATAGGAGTTGCATTAAGGTCTACAGCACCATTTTCACCAGCTTTAGTATTTAGTACTTTATCTAAGCTACCCTTAATCATAGTGCCTGATACAGGGATTTTATGTACCCCATTCTTAAATTTATGATATGCTGTATCCTCTAAAATAACATATATCTTTTCTTTTCCCTCAGGATTAGCCTTTTTCTCTATTGAAGTTACCTTTACAGTCTTAGTTTTTACTTTAAAAGGAGTTTTTAATTTATCATCAGTAAAATAAGAATTGGGGGTTATGCTTATGTTACTGGCTTCCATATTAACAAAGCCTTTTTCTGTTATAACAGTACCATTTTTAATCCTTTTAAATTTAAATTTATGTATAATTTTAGCTTTACCTTTTTCTGTAGTATATACTAAAATATACTTACCTCTTTCATCTTCACCTTCTTCAATAAGGGTTTCATTATCCTCTAAAGAATCTACTAAATTAATAGGGTCATTTACCCCATTACTATCCTCCGATTTAGATTTTTTACTTTTAGTTTTAGGAGTAGCTTTAGCTTTAGCTTTCTTTTTATCAAAAGCTTCTTTTGCTTTTTGTATTAAAGATTTAACCTTTCCTGTAAGTATTTCCTCTGCCTCTTCAGAAGTAAGTCCTTTAGATTCATCCATTAGTTTTTTAATAGAAGCAATCTCATCAGGTGACATATCACCATCTTCATCTAATAAAGAGTTAAAAGCCTCTCTAGCAGGGTCTATTAATTCCTCTGCAGAACCAGCATCTTTTTTAGACTTATCTAACATTTTCTGAGCAAGTTTAATTGTCTCTGGGTCTTCTCCCTCTTCATTAATAGCTTGCTTCATACTTTTATAGGTATCAGCTATTTCTTTAGCTGTATTTAGCTTCTCTTTATTTTCATTATCTAAACCTTCATTTTCAACATCTGGGTCTACTTCTCCTGATAATACTTTATCAACTAGCTTGTTTAATTTCTCTTTCTTTAAAGCATTATTCTTTTCCTTATTAACACTTTCAGCTTTAGCTTCTTGTTGCTTAGTTTCTATTGCTTCAGGATTTCTCATATATTCCTGTAAGGTTCTCCAATACTCAACACCTGATGCATATGTATGTAAAGCATCTTTAAAAGTATTGACATCATTAACTAGCTCATTTAACTTTTCAGGGTCAGTTATTTCACCAGCTTTTTTATCAAGTTTATCATTAAGAAGCTTTGTATTCTCATCAGAAGCTAGAACTCTACTTAATATAGCACCAGCTCTTTCTTTAGGTATTGAATTTAAATCTATATCAAAGTCACCATTAGCATTTTCCCTAACTAAGTCTTTATCTAAACCTAAACTTTCAGCTAAGGTTTCTGCATTCTTATGAGTAACTTCTTCCTCTTTCTTACCCTCTTGGTCTCTAAAAGTCTCTTTCTTAGATACAGTTACTTTGTTAGGAAATATAGTACTTTTGGTTAGAGTATCAAACATACTATTAAATCTTTGTATAGCACCTTTATTTCTCATCCAAAGATATAATAGATTATCTTCCTTATCATTGTCTAGTTTACCAGCAAACTGTTCTTGAATTAATCTAGCACCTCTTTCATAAGTATCTATTTTTTCTAATAGAGCTTCACTATTCTTTTTTAGAGAATCCCTAACCTTATCATTGGTTTCAAAGCCTTCTTTTCTTTGACCTTTAGAGTCTACTAACATATTAGGAGCATAGTGTCCTTCTCCTTGATAATTCTTTATACCATTATTAATTTCTTGTATAGCCTGTGCATAACTTTCTGCTAATCCTTTATATTGGTCAGCAGTCTTTTTATCTCCTGCTTTATTAGCTTCTTTTATCTCTTCTTGAGCTTCAGCTAATTTACCTTTAAACTTTTCTCTCTCTTTTATTTGACTAGCAATATAATTTTTCTTATCTTGCTCTGCATCTACCCAAGCTCCTTTAATATTCTCATTTACCAGATTATCTATCTCATTATCATTGAGATTAGCATAGTAAGAATACATTGCTTTCAAATCATCTATTCTACCAGCCTTGGCAAATATATTTATAGCATGAGCAAAGTATTTATCTTCTAAGTCCTTATACTCTTGCTTATTACCTTCCTCTACAGCTTTATCTTGTTCTGCTTGTATCTTACTTAATATCAGATTATCATTGGTTCTCTCTGCTATCTTCTTAATAGTAGTTTGTAACTGAGGGTCTTGAAGAAGTGTATTAAGAGCATCATGAGCTTCTTGATTAGTCTTTTGTTTAGCATTATATTCTTTTAATTCTCCATATATACCACCTTCCCAAGATAACCATCTAGTAGGATTATACCAAGCTTTATCAGTATCAGATTTACCTGCCTTAGTAGCTGTAGGCATACCTAGACCACCCATCATAGCACCTACTAAGAATTGCTCATATTGCTTAGGGTCTCCCCATGAATCATCTAAACCTTGTACTATTGCAGCTAAGGTAGTAACACCATTCCAATCCTTTTCATCTTTATCATACTTATCTTTCCAATAATCATTAACATCTTTATGTTGTAATTTATGATAAGCTTGAGCACCTGAAGAAATCCATTGTTGGTTCATTTCTTCAGAACCTTCAGTGACTATACCTTTTAAAGCTGCTCCAGTTTTACCTAAGAAAGGTTTATGTAATGTAGTTTCTATACCCTCAATTAATGCTTTTTCTCCTGATTCAGAAGCTGCTTTAGCAGTAGCTTGTTCTGCTCTTCTTATAGCTTCTTCTGTAGTAGTACTAATAGCTTTTTTACTAGCAAACTTATTAATACTAGCTTCAAGACCAGCTGCATTTTTAAATGATTTAGAGAAGGCTTTACCAAACTGTATCACATTACCAGCAGTAAGAAGAACTTGGTTAACTGCCATTACTTTATTACCAACACTCTTAGCTTCTGTCTCTATATTTTGCATAGCTTTATTATATCTATCATTAGCTATAGCTTTATAAGGAGCTAATTCTTTTTGGTAATCTTTCTGTAATTTAGCCATCTTTTCTTGGTATCTAACATAAGCTAAGTCTACTGCAGAACCATCTGCAGTAGTAGTCATAGCTTTACCTTTAGTAGCTTCATATTCCTTTTGAATTTGCTCTACACTAGGTCTATATTTTTCAGACAATGTACTTTCAGCTTCTTGTATATAAGCAGCATTAGAGTTTTTAAGCTCTTGTTCTCTATCTCCTTTAAATTGCTTATAAGCTTCTTTAGCTTCTATAGCAGATTCTCCTGATGCAGCTACTGCACTAGAAGCTAATTGAACAGCTGCATTACCCATTTTACCTAATTGAGCTGCCCTTCCAAATAAAGATAATCCTTTACCCATAAGACCTGCTGTACCAGCACCAGTAGCCATAGCACCTAAAGTGAAACCCACATTAGTAATAACACTATCTGCCCAGAACTTCTTTGATGTTAAGTAATCTACAGTCCACCAATCAGCATCTTGCTCTGCTTTAGTAGCATAGACCTTAAAGGCATCCTCCATACTTTCATCTAATTTACTTAATGCATCAAAAGTCTCATTGTTCCATATATCAGACCACTGAACATCAGTATCAGGGTCAAAAGCATCAGCTGTTATTTTACCTAAACCATGTATTAAACCTGCAGTTCCAGCTATAGTATTAATAGCTTTACCTGCCATCTTAGCTACACCATTACCTAGAGCATCCCACCATGATTGTCTATTAGCTCTAGTTTCATTTAAATCTTCAAACTGATTATCTGTAGCTATATCAGGATCATACTTAGATTTACCAAAATAATCTTTACCACCAGTTTGAGTGTATAGACTACTTCTAACTGGAGTATCATCTATTTTAGCAGAATTATGTAGAATCTTTATTCTTTCATTACTAAGTAAATCTAGATAAGCTTGTGAATAACCCTGTTGATTAGAGTTATTCATTTGCTGTAAATCTTTATATGTTAAATGTCCTGTTTGAGTTATATCTGGTTTAGTTGATTTTTTTCTTCCCATAATTTTTTACCACTTTTGTTCTACTTCTCTATCTTTAACTTTAGATGTACCTATATTAGCTGACATTTGTGTCAAGTTCCAATCTATTGCATTATTATAATCTAAGTCATTATAATCACCTCCTGCCATAGCTTCTAATCTAGAATTATAACTTTGTGATATTAATTTAGCAGGTATTTTATACTTGGTTTCATCTTTCATTGATATTTCATAATAAGAAGCATCTTTACCTGTAACTGCATATATATTCATTATATCTTTGGGGTCAATCTTAGGTAAATCAATTCTCTTACCTTTAGTAAAGGTTCTCTTACCAGTCTTCTTATCATTTACCCAATCATAAGTATTGATATCTCCTGCTCCATACATAGCTCCTATTAAATCTTTATAATTGTTACTATCTATTCTTATAAAATGTTCTGGATGTATAGTAGCATCATAAGTTTCACTTGCTTTATTAATTAATTGGTCAATATTTCTATGCTGGTTAGGACCCCACTTATTAGTAGCTAATCCTTGTAATCCTAATGCTTCTACAATTGAACTAAATTCTGATTTATGTTTAATTTTGTCACTAGCTCTAGCCATTACACTAAATTCTTTTTCAAAACCTTTAGTAGCCCAATTACCTTCATATTTAATATCTTTACCACCTTGACTTACAGATAAACCTTCTCTGTATAATTTTCTACCAGCTGCAGTCATTCTCCACTTACCATTATTATCTTTATATAGATAATTCTTAAGAACATCCCATTGAGCTTTTGATTTATCTAATTCATGCTGGCTTATACCATTTCTATCACCATATTTTTTTATTTCAGGACCAGTTGGAGGGTTTAACTCTGCCATTCTATAAGCATGTTGAGCTGCCATCTTAGCACCCTCATCTGCAAAAGTAGATATTTGAGTTTGACCTATACCAGACCACCATCCTTGTCTTGAATAATTATAAGCAGTTTCTAGTATTTTATCATCTTTCCAATCCTTTATTCCTGAAGCATTAATAACATCTTCTGTAATCTTATTGAGTATTCTAGCACCTTCACTAGAATTAGGATTGGTAAATGCTTGTAATATATCAGTTCTACTAAGACCATGCTTTTGCATAAAGGTTTTAGTAAATGCATCTAATCTACCAACCTTAGTAGAAGTTAACTCTTTAACCATATTCTGTACAGCTTGAGCAGTTTGCTGTGTAAGCATTGCTCCACTATAAGCTTCATAATCTAAGTTAGGATTTTCTAAATACTTATCTAGACTAGTTGCAGATGCTCTTCTACTTAATAATAATGTAGGATTGGCAAGCATTGCTTGCTGTTGCATTTTAGCTTGTTCTTCTCTTTTCTTATAAGCATTTTCTATTGGAACTATCTCTGAAGCATATCTAGCTCTCATATTTAACATATCTTGTCTTGAAGCTGTATCTAAACCATATTTAGATAATTGCTCTGCACTCTTTCTTAAATCATTTGCATAAGCTAAATACATTGAGTGAGCTTTTTCATCAGTTTGTTCATTAGCCATTTTATCCCAAATATTAGCTTTAGTCTGTAATTCAGCATATTGCTCTTCTAATTGTTGATGAGCCTGTGTCATCTGCATTACAGGAGTAGCTAATTCTTGATATGAAAATGGTCTGAATCTACTATTTATAACTAGTGAATAATTAGCCATATTTATTTCTTTTTCTTTTTAATAGTTAAATAACCTCCATTAGCTCTATGGTTTCCTTTATACTCTGAATTAGTCTTATAATAGAAAGCTCTGTTATTATTTACCATATCTCTATTAACAGTTTCCCATCCTATATCTCCTAATGATTGGAATAGGTTGGTTAAATTAGCTGACTTAGATGCACCTATTCTAGCATCTACTGCATCTCTAAGACTAGCTGCTTGTGCTGCAGAGTTCATTCTAAGTTGAGCATTTTGATTACTATACAATTGAGCTTTAAAGTCATTATCACTATTATACATATTAGTACCTCTATTAAACTCAGCTACCTTAGCTCTTTGTCCTAAGTTATATTCTTCAGCTTGTCTAGCTAACATACCTAATTGATTTTGAGCACCATAGTCTGAAGCTAATAAACCTGCCATGGCTTGACCTCTATTACCTCCTGAAGTATTTACTATACCTCTTCTATTAGCACTAGAAGTAGCATTTAATTGGTTAATATAAAACTCTCTATCAAGAGGATTATAACTCATATAATCTCCTATAGGTGTAGGATTAATCTCTCCAATACCTTTAGATGCTTCTAATACAGCATTAGCATTACTATAGTCAGGGGTATTAGTAAATCCCATAAGGTCAGAAAATACTCCTATACCAGCACCTACTGCAGGTATATATCTAAGAGCTTGTAATGGACTATTATAGGGTTTCTCTACTTCTCTTTCTCTAACATTAGATTTCTTAGTTGATACATCTGTTTGATTTAAGACTGTATTAGGCTTACTTAAAAAATTAATGGTATTACCTTGTTTATCTTTATTGGTAGCTATAACATTATTAGGAAGAGTATAACCATACTCAGATACAGCCCAAGGTGCTATAGATATATCTCCTCCTGGTCTACCAAAAGTAGTATATATTTGTAATGGTTTACTTTCTGCTGCTTTACCTGTCTTAGGGTCAATGCCAGCTAACTTCTCTTTATAAGCAGCTGCCATAGCTTTATGCATATCAGAATATTTACCATCAGTAGCTAAAGTAGCTACTTGTTGAGGTGTAGGCATAGTACCTTTATTCATAGCTAAGTATCTATCCATACTACCATATTGACCAGACATTATTCTATTAACCCAATCTTGACTAATATTATTAGCAAAGTCTAAATAACCTTTATCATAGGTATCTCCTTTTCTATACTCAAACCCATCCCAATTAGCACTGAATGCATAGGGATTTATTGCACCTTTTTTCTTAGATACTGTACCTCCTTTAGCAAATCTATTATTAACTCCTTCAAGACCAGCCATTTGTTTGGCTCTAATAAATTCTTGAAAGGATTGTAGTTTAGTTAAAGAGTCTTTCACCCCTCTTTTAGTAATGGGGTCATTAGGTCTTTCTGAAGCTTCCTTTTTTATTTTATTAGCAGCATCAGCAAAGGTTAATTTATCACCTCTCATTTTAAGCTTTTTACTTACACTATCAGGTACTGGTATTCTATTACTAAACACATAGTCATTCCATAATACCTCTCCTTCTTCTACTAGATTAGGTCTACCCTGTTCATCTACTCCTATAGGAACTCCTTGATAAGGATTTTGTTCATGAGTACCCCCATTATTAATAGACACAATATCTGTATTCCAATTAGTACCATTAGCAAATTCCAATGGACCTCCTAAAGCAGCATATGTGGCTAAATCATTTCCTATATTATATTCCTGAATATTCTGCATATTATTATTCAAACTATTATCTACAAAGGCACTAGCTAATGACTGTTGTTCTCTTAAAGCATTAGCCTTTCTTTTAACCTTTTTACTAAGTAAACCATCTTTACCTATAAAACTATTATCAAATGCCATACTTGTAGGGGCAGATAACATTGTATTTCCTAGAGTATCAAAATCTGTAGCATTAGTAGTAAAATTATTTAAACTATTAATATTGTTCTCAACTTGATTAATATTAGCTTGATTCATTTTAGAACCAAATACTCTATTAACTAGACCTCCTACTAATTGTACTCCTCCTCCTAAGGCTGACCCAAGAGGACCAGGCACTAAAGATGTAAAACTTGATAAGCCACTAATAGCATCTCCTACACCAGAAGATAAACCACCAGCAATAGCTTTACCTGCTATACCTCCTAATAAATTAGCTCCCATTCCTAGACCAGCTGAAAGTGCTGGAGATAGACCAGTAGGGGCTACTTTAGGTACTTTTATATTCATTACCTTATTTACATCTAAATTAGGTTTAACTAAACCAAACCCAGATGAACCTATAAGTGATTGTGATATATCCATATTATATACTTTAAAATTTATGCAAATATAATTAATTATTTTGTCCTATACAACATTTTATATAAAAAAGTAAAGAGGCATAAATAATATTATTTACACCTCTTTATGTATTCATTTATATATGATACACTACATTTAAATCATGTAATACTAAATTATCTTCACTTGGTGCTAAATCTAACTTTATCTTAGTCCATGTGTTACTTATTCTATCTAGTTTAGAATCTTTATCTCTAGGTATATTAAGTCTCCATATTCTAAACTTCTTCTTTAGATTAGAAGGTTTAGCATTAGTGAAATTTAATGTTACATCCCCTGTATCTTGATATTCATTCCATACTCTAATACTATCAAATAGCTTTTGTTTCTTTGGATTAACAGGGTATAAATCAGCTCTAATATCTATATTAGTAAAAGTCTTATTTACTACACTATCTGCATTAGAAATAAAAGTAAAACTACTTCCTCTATTAGTATCATATATATTACAATGGTCACTAGTAAACATAGAATAAAGCAAACAGTAATCATCATCTTTTCTTGATACTATAGAGAAGAACTCTGAGCCTATATTAAACATAGCTTTAGCATCTTGGTAATCATAGAATGATATAAACTGATTTAATACTTCTGAATATCCTAATGTAGTTTTATCAGTATTTATATATAAATCATTATAGTTATAATCATAGAATAACTTACCATAAGTATTTAAAGAAGATTCATTTAAAAACCAATTACTCATCCCATGAGTATCACTAATAGGAATTAAACCATTACTTATATTATATAAACCATTACTAATACTATCAATAAAGTATAATCCATTATTAGAATGAGTTACACAGTATTTATTTAAACAACCTAAAGAGTCACTAATATATCTACTACCATCTACTTTATAGTTATTACTTATCTCAATAGGTACTCCATCTGAAGTAGGTATTTGTACTCTATTGTTAAATAATATCTGACTAATAGCTCTTTCTTGAAATGCTATTACATTATCATTTAGTGTAGTTAATTTAGTTATCTTACCTTTCTCACCATTTAAATCTAATACATTAGCTAGAGTTACTTTAGTCCATAAGTCAGTATTATCCCCTGCTTTCTTTTGTAAAGACCATGTAATAGATATATCAAAGGTATTTTGTTTATATAAGTCCTTATCTAAAGTTCTAAAATTGAAATAAGTATTAGCCTGTTTATACACAGGGTTCATCTTATTAAAGTTAGTAGAGTGAACATAAATATTAGATTGTAGTCCTTTATTTCTATCATATCTTCCTTCTACATTTACTCTATTTTCTAAAACAAAAGAACCTATCTCAATAACACTGTTCTCATCTTCAAGAGTAAAAGGATAAGTTTTTAAACAATCATATCTTTGATAGAAAGTATCTCCATATTTAAACTTTATTAAAGTATTTTGTTCTTTATCTAAAGGAACTATATCTCCACAAGGAATCCATAAGTTATTATTAATAGCATACTCTGTATTACCACCATATCTATTTACAACAGGTTTATATAAATCTACTACATATAAATAATTATTAGCTCCATCTACATTGTATTTTAGAGAGTCTTGAAGAGATAATAATAGGTGAGGAGATGATTTATACTTAATTCTAATAGCATCTTTTTTAACTCTTAGAGCATTATTACCATTTCCTATATTTTTTAAATCCTCAGTAAATTCTCTATAGACACTTCCTTTTATATTAACAGGACCAGATAAATTAAAGGTATTAACAGAATCTTTAAATTTAAATATACTACCATAAGCAGAGGGAGCATTAACCATAGTATCTATATTACCATAATAAGATACCTCTTTAGTATTATTATTACTAGTTTTAGTTTTAATCTTATATAGTTCTGTTTGCTCAGTGGTATGTAATACAGCTTGTACTACTTTAATATCCTGATTAATAATTCTATAAGTAGTATTAAAATACTTTATATTAGATAATTTCTTCTTATATAAAACTGCTGTTCTAGTACCTCCATTAGCAGGTCTATTAACATCATTATTTAAAGAACCTGATGCTTGCCATGGATAAATTAGGTAATCTACTTCATTTATATTAGAGTTGCTATAAGCATTAAAATCACTTCCACTATCATCTACTAGATAATCATTATATAGGAAATCACTATACAACTCTTTATTCTTTATTAATGAACTAGCACTACCTCTACCTTTAATAGCTGGGGTTTTAGTTTGAATATTAATGTCACTGTACTGATGGTCATTAATAGCTATACCTACTAATCTAGCACTAATATTGCTTAAATCTGTATTCCATAAATCCTCAGTAAGTTCTATATCAGGTGAATGGAAAGTTACTAGAGATTGGTCTACTGCAAATATATTACCACAGTTCTTTTCTATGTAACTATATTTATTAATTAATATGCCATTTTCATTAACTTCAACCCCTGATAAATTATTAGGAACTCCTTGTATTTCTCCATATAAAGAATCATAACCTTGTAATGTACAAAGGTGTCTGTGTTCAATAGAATTAACTTTACTTGAACTATTATTAGCAAAAGGTCTAAAGAACCATGAAGACTGAGCATAAGGCTTGTTATCTATTCTATTTGCTATACTAAATACAGTAGGGGTAATAACACCTTGTGCTAATATACTTCTATCCTGATAGGAAGGATATACCATAACTGCTCTAGCTCTTATATAGCCACTCTTTATAAGGTCAGTACTTATATTTGTATTAATAGTACATTCTGCTGAGGGTATATCTAAAGTCTTCCATGCACTACCTCCAATTCCATTTAAGGAAGGATATTTAGTAATAACCTTGTCAGTAATAAAGCAAGGTTCAGACCATCTACCTGATATATGTTGAAACTGTACACCTAATCTATAAGTCTCATCTCCTTTAAATCCTAGAGGAGACTCTGTAATAAATGTTATATCATTGCTCCTACTATCTAAAGTATTTAAATAATCAGAACTTGTAGGTAATACTACTCTTCTAGTAGTACTTTTTATATCTAATTTCCTTAGTTTATTTTTTATAGTAGTATCTATACTAGGTCTTGATATAGAATAGTTACCTAAGAATAAAGTATTATCTTTTTGAGTAATAGTATTAGCAATTATCTCTTCACCTCCTATGTATAATAATAATGTAGGGTCCACTACTTCACCTGTAGTGTTATTATCTATTATTTCCATAGCTAGTAAATCAGCTTTTAATGTTATCTTATTCCATATAATACTATTAGGATTCTCTAAGGCAACATTACTAGGATTCTTAGTAAGTTTTATTTTTTTCTTCTGTATCTTATATACAACATCTTCATACTTTAGATACATGCTATCCATATTAGCATAATCCCCATATAAAGAATCTATAAAAAAAGTACCATCAACTTCATCTCTAGCAATTAATTCAAATAGATTTCCCAAAGTATTATTACAGTTAACATCTGAATACAATTCTATTTTCTCACCTTCAAGACCAGAAATATTTCCTGAAGGAAAAGGACTACTAACTGATTCTGTATCAAATGTAGGTTTATAAGGGTTTATAATATTAGATATATTATCCAAACTATAATCACCTATAATTTTAACTGTAGGTACAGCATCTAAACTAGTTCTTACTATGGAATATACTCTTAAATAGTCAAATGATTTATCTAAATTACTTAGTATTAATCTATAAGACATATTCATTTTATCTTCAGGACTACCAGCTCTATCCTTATAAGTATTATAAAGTAAAGGAGTAGTGTGTACTATATTAGTCTCAGAGCCATACTTATTATAGTAAGTAAGGGCATATTGAGTTATTCCTGAAGGAAATAAACCATTACTATTATATTGCTTATAAATCTCTACCTTTTCTGTAAGATTTATATGTTGTACAAAGTCAAAAGGAGTTAATTTCTTCTTATATTGTTCTTTAATTCTACCTATTAACTCTGCAGTATTAGTGGTCTTATAATCATCCTCTAATTTCTCTTTGACTATATTAATTACTCTAGGTTGATTTAGACCATCTATCCAATATACTTTTTGTATATTAGCTGTTTCATAATAGCTTAGTGTTTCTATAGGATAGTTTAAATTAAAATTAAGTTGCCCTTCAAATAAAGTATATAATTGGTAATCACTTCCTACTTTATCTATTCTATATATATAATTATTATCTCCATTAATAGTAAAAAGGACTAAATAATTATTTAATACTGCATGTCCTAGATACTTACCATTTATAATAACATCTTTTAATAATCTAGTAGTACCTTTCTCATTAGTCATAGCAAGTAAAGTATCTTGCTCTCTTGCAGTTAATCTTATATTTTTGGCATCCCAAAGAAACTCAGCTTTCTGTTTAGAAATAGCTGGGTCTCTTTGCATGCCACTAAATATATGTAAGTCTTGTTTAAGCATATTAATGAATCTTTATGTGATTTTGAGTACCCTCATTAAGAAAAGCATGTCTATGCTCATCTCTATGAATTAGAGTATTCCATAGATTTGATATACTTTGCATTTGGTCAATAGAAGGTCTAATAAGGTCAGTCTGTGCTTGACCTACATACCAAGCATAATCTTGTTCTGCTTTTTGTAATACAGCACCATTTATTTTACCTTCATCAAACAATATAGTAAAGTATTCTCTTTTTATAAATGCCTGTAAAGCTCTTATGTAAGTACTGTTATCAGGAATTAAAGGATAGCCCTCATCATCTATGGGTAATGCATAATAAGAAATCTCTATTTGACCTTTATCTAATACAGCTGTAAATATACAATCTCCTTGTAGTTGATAAGTAAAGTCACTCTTAGTGGGTTTATCAGGACTCATGTGAAATGTATCAGTAGTATATCTAAAAGTCATATTAGTATTATTACAATTAGACTTAGTTCTTACTTGAATCATCTCATAGAAATCACAGGGTAATTTACCTCTATACTCATTTATATCTATTAGAGCTGTCTTATTAAGAAAAGAAGGGGGAGTACCTACTATTCTTATAAAGTCTACTGTATAATCTATTACAGTTTCAAATGGTAATTCTTTTAGTAAAGGATGTCTAGTAAGCTTATCCATTACTACATTTATATTAATATAATTCATAAACAATTAAAATAAAAAAGCATCAATATTATCATCATTAATTCTCTTACTAAGCTCTTTTTTAAAATCCCTATTAGGAATAAACTGATAGAAGGATTGGTTATTATAGTTAGCTCTTCCTTTATTATATAGTATCTTAAATAATACTTTTGCTTCTTGCCTTACTAGTATCTTAAGGTCTTTAGCTTCTTTATCATGATGCCATAACTTCAAAGTTCTATCCCAATTAATAGGTAGGTTTGTCTTTACCTTTCCTTTATCTAGTTTTATTTTGCTATTATATTTTCTTAATTCTATTCTTCCCATCTTCTCTGGGAGAATAATATCATGGCCTTTAAATAGCTGGTCTTTAAGGGATTTATTGATAGTTTTAATTATAAGACCAAAGTCATGCTCAGTAATAGGCTGTCCTATATTAAGCCATTTATTCTTTTTTATCCATCTCCAAGCTTGCTTAGTTCCTAAAGAATTTCTAACTTTAAACCTTTTATTAGTATTTAGTTTAAGCACTTCTGCTCTAAATTCTGTATAATCCATTATCTAGTAGCTGCTTTATCTAAATCATCTGTAGCATTATTCACTCTATCAGAAGGTCTATAAATAGTACCACTTAATTGTTTGACTATCATTTCTATCATAGGAGGAATAAGAGCTTCTTCAAGAGGAAAGGCTCTGTCTAATAAATCACATTCCTTATTATCATCACATGATAGTTCTGAAGCTTTTGAACTATCTTCAAATATACCAGTTACCTTTACTTTCTCCAAATGCAAGTATTGTATATTAGATGATTTTAAATAGAGGTGATTATTAGGAGCAATAGTACTATATATGATATTTTGTAGATACTTATTATTACCTACATATTTAAATCTTTCTCTATTAATGTAGGTAATCCTACCACTAAAATAATCTAAAGTACTAACTTTAGGTTGGTTTATTGCTACTAGATTAGGTAGTTCTTGAACACTCTTTAAATAAACATTACTACAATCATCATCTTCAAATCCTTTATCAGGTTTTAAATCTAAACATACTGTCTGAAAGTTAGATTCAGGTATCTCCTTTTTAATGTCACTATATCTTTGTTTTAATAGAAACATTCTATACTTATCTAGTAAAAATATTACATGTTCTTGTTGAATATGAGAGTCATCACTTAATAACTTTAATTCATCAAGAACCATATATATAAGCTCTTTATATGTACTCATAATAATTATTATAAAAAAATACTCTTACAAAGGTAGTTATTTTATTCTACATTTGCAAGAGTATAATTAATTTTGATATTATAGTATAACTTTATTATTCTTCTATAACAAAGTCTTCTACAACTTTAACTTCATCACCTGGCACTATAATAGGCTTATCCTTAAGTGTTTTAACTGCTTCATGTATAGTCTCTGAATCTGACTCAATCTTTTCAATTCTATGTACTAATTCAGCCATACTTCCTGTGTACATAACTCTTTTAGTTTTATTATTATAATAATCTGGGAAGGGGATTAAACAAGTCCCATATAAACAATATAAAGCATTCTCAATTAACCTATAGTCTTCTTCTGTAACTAAACCCCTAAAATCACTATCTAGTAACTCTTGTATATAAGAATATAAAAGAAGACTATTTACATCTCTTTGTTTTCTATATCCTGTATTACTTAGACTCTTAAAATAAGAGTTTAAAGAATTGTAAACCTCATTAACCATTACATCCACAATTTGAAGTGATAGGTAAAGTAGTTTTACCACTAAACCATTTATTAAAGTATTTTATACCTTGTACATAATGACCAGAATCAATACTTGCATTTAGAGCTTTGTATCTTAGAATAGTATCTATAAGTCCTTGTGGGACTTGACAAGTATTATTCATCTCTTTTATATAACTCATAAATGTTTTATAGTAATCTCCATTATACATGGTTACCCCTAGAGTATTTACATTATCCATTCCACAAGGAGTATCAGGAGAAGGAGTACCTTTAACTGTTATATACACAAAGAATAAATGATTATAAGGATGTACCCCTAAATCTAACTTATCAAGTGATAAGTTAACTTCTTTATTATTTCCTTCTAGTTGTTTACTATATATAGGAGATTTAGAAGGTCCTCCTTCCACATAAGTCTCTTCAGTATCTATGATTATCTTATCTATATATACATCAGTATAGTATCTATCCTTTCTAACTCTAGCACCTATAATTAGGTTTTTAGCATCTTTAGTTACTTGTAATTCCTCTATTATAATCATAGTTAGTTTGTTTATTATTAAATAAAAAAAAGGAGACTCCTTTTGAGAGCCTCCTCATTACTCCCTATATAGGGTATGTTATTAACTTAAAGTATTAATCTCTATACCTGAAGCTGTAATAAGTGTATTTATAGCAGTTACAAAGTCTCCTGTTTGTCCTGCAGGAATAATTAAAATTAAATCCTTTTCAGACTTTTGACAGCTATCATTAGAGCCTACATAAGCATAATGAATAGTGATAGTATCATATTCTTTAGTTGGGTCTACTAAATAAGTAGTAGGTACATAGTCAGGGAAACCAACCATTCTATATTGGTCACCTCTTTCTCCCATATGGAAATACTCAAGGTCAGCCATATCCTTACCATTCTTAATAGCATTACCTTTAGATTCAACTACTTTACCCCATTTAACTGGATGAAGAGTATCCCCTTCTTTAACCATGATTTCTGTAGGAACTACTGTAACACCTAATGACTTAAGTTGCTTAGTACCTAGCAACCAATCTTGTTCTACCTCTTCAATTATAAGAGAAGTATAAGTTCCTGTAAGAGTAGCTTCTTTAGTGCGAGCTGTAACTTCATCACTACCAAGTTTAATAGCAATAAGCTTTCTAGCTTCTCTACTCATATTTTTAGCAAGGCTAAGAGCCATTTGCTTATAAAAGTCTGAAGCAGTCATACCATTAGTTACATGAACTATAGCATGTTTCCAATATTGAGAATCTTCAGGAGAGATACCTATATATCCATCAAAAGTAACTCTCAATACATAATCTTGACCTACTACTGGATTACCTCCATTAACAGTAGCATCTAAAGTAACTGTGTTTACTTTTAAATGCTTTTGCATATCAGCTGCTTTAGTAGCTTTAGCATAAAGAATGTTCTTTACATCAATTAAGTCACTTCTAACTATACCACCTGCTCCCTTATGTTGGAAATAGATTGCAGACTTATCAGGAGTAGCTTTTACTAAAGTATCACCTAAGTTAGTAAGACCAGTTACTGCGTCTTGTTTTGCTTTAGCAACATATACATGAGTTGCTTGATTAGTTGAAAAAATGTGCATTGTTTCAAATGTTTAGTTAAACAAATATTTATTCTTTAATATTGACACCTCTAGAATTAAGAGCCATTCTTACAGCTCTTTCTAATATAATGTCATGAAGGATTGGATTAAGTCTGCATTCTGTGCTTTCCTTTATTCCTTCTATACTTAATTCATCTGGCATATCTACTAATACTATTGGAGTAGGTTTACTTAAATATCTAAGTAGATAAGTATTAAACTTATACTTAGATATTAATTCAACTATATTATCTCCATAATCTAATCTTAATGCCTTGTATTTTGTAGACCCTTTAAAAGGATTATCTTTAACTCTATTATATTCATCTTGAGTTGTTGGATATACCCCAATCCTCTTTCCATTATAACAGCCTAAAGATTCATCCTCTAGTATTATTTGCTCTAGAGTGATAAAAGCTATGTCTGAAGGAAGTTTATAAAAGACAGAATTATTAGAAACTCCTGTACCTTGAACTCTCTCTGAATTTTGAAATGTCTTAGTCTTAACTAAGCTATCTAAATATCTTCTTAGTTCCTCTGTACTTTCAAATGAATCCCTATAAGGATTCTTACCATTATAGAAATTTATTACTACCTCTTCTTGAGCCTTAGTTAGAAATACAGATTTTTCATACTCATCAAAAGAAAAATCTACTAAATCACTTTCTCTAGCAAAGTGAGCCTTTTTTAATATGCCATATAATAAAGTATCAAATTCATTTGATAATTCTGTTGTATTCATAACTTTTATTCACTTCTTTGACCAGTTTGTAATAGGGCATTCATATCACCAGCCCAAGCAACTTTAGCTGCTTCTACTGCTCTTTGTAATACCTCTTCATGAATAGCTGGGTCTAACTCACAGCAATATCCATTATTATAAATAGCTTCACTACCATTATATCCATTTATAGATATGTTCTCACCAAAGGCTGTTTCAAAGTTCTCTAATATTATAGGTATAGGTCTTTTAATATATCTAAGTATATAAGTAACACCTTGTGGTCCTAAAGTTCTTCTATCTGCAGAGTTTAGTATAATATTAGATACAGAACTATGAGAATTAGTATTAGATGCTAATCTCCATGCTTGATACTTTAATGGTTCTTTATAAGGCTTAGTCATGAGTCTAGAGTATTCCTGAAATGTTAGAGGAAATACCTGTCTTATTTTAGTTCTAGTATTATCTACTATGGACTCATTTATAGCTAAAAAGAAGTCATTAGGAAAAGTTACTAAAACAGCTCTAGGGTCTATTTTATTAGTAATATCTGTAATATTAAAGCTATCACTATTTATAGTTTCAGTAGAAGTCTTTAATAACATAGAGAAGTCTGTTTGTCTTTTAGCACTATCATCAAAGCCTTCTTGATTTTTATTTGACTTAGGGTTAAAGTGGTTTTTGACTATTTCATCCTGAGCTTTAGTTAAAAATACAGACTTCTCATATTCATTAAGACCAGGTGCTTGATTACTAGTAATATTATTATATAGTACATCAAATTGGTCAGAAAACTCTCTATTAGTCATATTATTTCAATTTTGCTTCAATACTAAATTTAATTTCTTGATGTTTAGGCTCATTAAGATAAGCAGCTGCAACATTAAGAGTTGGGTCTTGACCATCATTACATAAAGGCATATTATCCTCTCTTAGATATAAATAATTACCTCTCATAGCTACAATACCAGCTTCAATTGCTTTCTTAATAAGTACCTTTGTAGGAAGTAATTGGTCTGTAACTACCTTCAAGAATAAACCTGCATTAGCTTGAATAAGGTCATCTGCTTTAGCTTGTAATATATCAAGTTTAGTATTAGGTGCAGTTGGTCTACCATCAATAGTTTCAATCACTAATCTTAAAGTAGCAATGTCATCTTCAATCTTACCAAGTTCCTTATAACATTGTTTCTTAGCACTCATTCTAGCATTAGCCACTTTAGACTTTTCAGTTTCTGAAATAATCACAAATTCATAAGTAGCCTTTGGTTGGTCTTGAAGAGCTGATAAAGAAGGGGCTATATGGTTCTTATTAGCTAGTAAGATTTTATATTTAATATAATCAGTTGGGTCAGATAAATCCAAGAAATTATCTTGCTTATGTAATATTACCTGAGAAATGCCATTCTCATTAGCAGTACTCCAAAAGTTATTATTGGTTCTATAAACACTCATAGCATTAACCTCTAAACCTAATATATATTCTAGAAAATCTTTCTCTGCTTTAGTAAGTACATCAGCAAAAGCTCCTGATTTTAATAGAGGTACTGTAAATGTTCTTTTTGCAGTCTCTGCCATACCACCATATAATACATGTCTATGGTCAGTAATCATACCAGACTGTCTTGGTATATGCTTGATAATTACCCTATCATTCTTAAGGCAATTAATTAATTTCTTATTATCATGAGATACTTTAGTAACTAACTCTTCATTATTTGATTGAGTTTTTGGAGTAGGCATCTCTTGTAACTCCATATCCATAGTATCCTCAATATTATCTATATTGGCAGTACTATAATCTACTTTCTCTTCCAAATTCTTTTTAACCATATTTCTCCTAAAATATTATATAAAATTAAAAATAAAAGATATAATAAGGTAGGGATTTCCTACCTTATTATATATATGTTTATGATGCTAATACAGCAGGTATTAATGATAATGTTCTAGTTGGGTCAAGAACACAAATACCTAGTCTAGCCATCTTATGGATAACTGCACTATCTTCATCCCAACTCATATTAGGATTACCTAATTGACCAGTGAATGGATTTCTCAATCCCCATTGGTAACCTCTTAGTTCAGTTTCACCCTTAATAGTACACTTGAAGATATTAGGTTGGTCCATAGTACCAATATCCATAATATCATATCTATAACTAAATGCAGGACCACCTAAAGGATGCGGTATTTTATTTCTTACAGGGTCATCATAGTATGGGTCTACATCAATCTTAACTCTAACACCATTAGGTGCTTTATATTCAACAAATTGGAAACCTGCTGAAAGTGCATTGCTATGAAGGTTAGATTGAGTCTTTTGTACTATACCTAAAGCATCACCATTAAGAGTGAATGCTTGCCAACCACTAACCTCTTGAAGGATAGCTTTATGGAATTGAATAGCACCTCTTTCTCCAGTCTTAATAAGGAAGTATCTATCTCCCATACCTAGCTTAGCTGCAGAAAGCTCATATAGAGCATCTTCAATAAGTTTCAAAGAGAAAACATTATAGTGAGTAGTGTTAGCTACATCCATTTGTTCATAAAGACCAGCACCTGTTTTAATAGCTACACCTGACTTACCAATATTAAGGTACTCACCATTAGCATTTCTATTAGACCTACCAAAAGCAAGAGCCATGTTTTTATAGTCAGAGAATTGTTGTTCTACCTCATAGTCAACATAGTGCATCCACATATTCATAGTGGTCTTTTTACCATTGTCTACTACAGGAATACCAACAGCAAGCTTTCTATTAATCTTATTACCTGGTACTTTATGTTGAATTCTGATAGTAGAGAACTCATTTCTCATAGAAACAGGAGAACTGAATCTTACATCTCCTACCTTTCTAGACAATTCATTTTCTACAAAAGCAGCTTCTACAGAGAACTTCTCACCAGCAAGTAATCTTTCAGCTGGAACACCATCAGTATTACCACCTGCAAGTTCTACTTTATAAACAGCATTAGTACCTTCCATTCTAGCATCACCTAGAACTCTGAATTGATAAACTTCATTAAGATTACCTACAATGAACTCACCATCAGCAAACCAATCTTCTGGGAATACCAAATAGAATGGTGCTGTACCAGCTCCTACCATAGAACCATCATCAGTAACTACTTGACCATTTTCATTTCTTGCTTCAAGCAATGGGATATTTCTTCTTGAAGAACCTACTACATCCCATGTATATTCTTCATCATTCTCAAACTCTCTAGTAGGGAATTGATTAAGAAGTGTATCAAGAGTTTTACCTCTTTGATATGCTAAAAGCTGAACCATAAGATTGGTAGCTTTTTGTGGTGCTCTTTGGAAGATAGCACCAAGGTGATTGTCTTTAGTTAAGCCTTTCCAATAAGAGAACTCTCTTGTTTGAAATTTACCTAGCAAATTTACAGCCATAAATTAAAATATATTAAAAATTATCTTGTTATTATAAAGCAAGTTTAATACCCTTTCCAAGATAAGAATCATCAGTACTAACACCTGAAGAGAATTGTAAGTTACCATAACTATCTCTTGAAGTACTATTTATTCTACCTTCAAGGTCTCTTAAACCTCTTTTTATTTCTTTATTAACTCTACCTTTAACTAACCCATCTAAGTTTTTAAAGCCATCAGTGAGTGTAAACACAAGACCTAATTTAGCAAGAAATTCATCACCATGTTCAGACTCAAACTTTTGTATTGCAGTGTAATACTCTCCTGTCTTAGGGTCTTTATATATAGGCTTTGATATATTATCAAATACCCTTTGTTTAGTAGTCTGGTCTAATTCAATTTCACCAAAGAATTTTCTTTTAGTATCAAAGATATTATTCTTTAGTTTAACTGCTCTTTCTTTTCTTGCATTCTCTTCTTCTTCTTGAGTTTTCTTAGCTTCTTCTAAGAGGTTATCATAACTATCCTTATAAAATGCTTTATTACCTTTGAGTGCTTCTTTAGCATCCTCAATGTCAGTACCATTATCAATAGATTTATTTACCTCTCTTTCAGCTCTAGCTTTATCAAAACCTCTATTTATGAAGTCTTGATATATAAGTCTCTTTCTTAGACTCTCATACTGCTCTCCTTCAGAAGTTAGGTCTTCCTCTTTTATATTATCCAAGTAACCTAAAACATTCTCATACTGTCTTATAGCATCAGGCTCAACATTATTATCTAGAGCTTTAATAACTCTTTGTTGTTGCTCTGTAAGACCTGTATTAATTTGGTCCTCAATGACTTTTCTAAAGTCTTCAGGAGTCTTAATGTTTTTAATAGTTTCTTGGTCAAGGTCAGGGAAAACACCTTCCTCTGCTAAGGCTTCAGTAATGGAAGAGAAGAAGTCAGGTTTAGGAGATGTTTCTGAGCTATTAGAGTCAGGGTCTTCCTGTTCCTTGTTATTTAAATCTTCACTACCTACGCTCTCTGGTTTACCTTCAAATAGTTCTTCTGGGTCTACCTCAGCAGTGTTATCATTTCCTTTATTATTTTCTTCTACACTTTCTTCTTTTGATTGTGTAGTTTCAAGAGGAGTTTCCTCTTGGTTACCATCATCATTGAAGAGGCTCATACTTTCCTCATCAAGGATATTTTCAATGTCTAAACCTTCCATATTAATTTCTCCTATATTTACAAACTTTATGCAAAGTTAAGTAAAGTTAGTTGCCTTCACAATAGTATAAATAAAATTGTTATAGGCACCTAACAAAATTAGTTTTAGGCTTACTTGATAGTGATAGTAATATCCTCTTTCTTAGTAATTGCCTGTTGCATTAATTTATATAACTTAACCCAAGTAGCTTGACTATTAATAACCTGTCCTTTTACCTTGTTTTCTCCAACAAGGATACAACCATCAGTATCCTTATCTTGGTTTCCTGCATGAATTAAAATTCCTTCAAAACCAGGAACATCTATAAGTCTAGGGATATAACCATTAGTAAAAGCTACATACTTATATTTACTAAGATTACTATACTTAGGACTTTTTACATTAAGAGTTATCTTATAAGTACCATAAGGTATTGCTGTTTCACTCTTAATCTTTATTTTCTTAATCTCTTCAAGACTCATAGTAGAAGATAATCCTCTGTTTTTGTCTTCAAGAGTATCACAAAAATAAAGACCATCTACTAGTAAACTACCTACTGTATAAGTAGGTCCATTATATCTTCTATGTAGTGTTAACTCCATCTTAGTTCTTTTTATTATGTTTAATTCGACTTATCTCTTCATCTTTAGCTTTAAGTTGTCTTCTTAAAGATTTTTGATATTGAAATATTAAGTCATTGACTTGTTCTTTTAGTCTTTGTACCTCTTCTTCTAATCTCTCATTTCTCATTAATGCCTCTTCTAGTCTATCTTTATTATCATCTGATAACCTCATATAGAAGTCAAGAGACCTTTGCATATTCTCTATTAAAGAGCTATCTACTTCAACATTATATTTCTTTCTAGCTAAAAACCAAGAAGTCCATGTACCTATAACAGTAGAGAGAACTCCTATAAGTGCTATTATAATTTCATTAGTAATCATTTGAGTACCTTTATATATTTATGTTTATTAATAGTAATGTAAGGATTCTTCTCTTCCACTTCTACATACACTACAGTATGCTTTTTTTGAAACCACCTTATAAAGAATATCTTAGAAGGGGGTTTAATTGTCTCTCTTTTAGAATGTACTATAATATATCTCTCACTTTCAAAAGAAGGACTGACTTTAATACTATTAGGATAGTTTAAAGATAAAGACATCTTATACCACTTATCCTGTAATGTAGTATCTATAGCTACATTATATTTAAATATAGTATCTTTAAATATTATAGTATCAGTCTTAGCAATAGTACTAGTTTGATAAGCTAGACTATTAATTGCTTTCTTTTTTATTTTATGTTGCTTAGCAACATTAAGTAATTCTTTTGTTAAAGAATCATTAGAAGCTTGTAACTCTTGTAAAGAGACTTGATATAGAATAGCTTTACTCTTATCATTTAGTTCATAAGCTTTTACATTACTTTGGGCTATCTCATACATACCTTTATAATGCAAAGCTTTCTTATAATTATAGTAAATACCTCCCACTAAGGCAGATAATACTATTGCAACATATACATAATTCATAATAGTATAAAGGTAGTAGGAAACCCTACTACCTATTTTAATTAGTTAATATTATTATCCTTAGCATATTGAATTAAGAACTTAGCTTCCTTTTTAGCTTTATTCTTTAGTTCCTTAAGCTTGTTATATTCCTCAAGATAATCTTCATCTTCTGGGTCTAAACTATAATCTCTAATAATATTATCAATCTTTGTTTTACTGTAATAATGCTCTATAATAGCATCAGTAACATTAATAACATTAAAATTGTAAATAGGAAGACTTAAAGATTCATAGACTTCTCTATCACCTTCTTCTCTAATAAAGAAAGTAAACATTACATTCTTAATACCCTGTGCTACAAAAGTAGCTACTCTGTAAGGACATTTTTCCATAATTAAATTAAGTTTAAAATTGAAAGTTATATTTATAAATTAAAAAGAACATACAGGTTGTGCTTGATTATTACTATAACTATTAAAATTCCATTCATAAGAATTAGATGGATTAAGGATAGAAGCCCAGTATAATAAACTGATAAAATTATTCTTACTATAATCCCTACTAACTATTCTATATTCGCCATAAGGAGGAATTTGTCCTGGTACTAGCACACTTGATATTCCTTGATATTTAGTTAGATTCAATCCTGCATTTAAAGCTTTAGTAAATATATTATGTTTGTCTGGTTTACCTGATTGAACACTACTATAATAAACTAATCTCATAGATTCTCCTGATGAAGGAACCCACCAATTATGTGCTTTAAATTTATTATTCAAAACTTCATCATCTTTAACTGTAGGTTCATAAGCATAAGCATAAGAAAAAATAATATAATAAAGACTTAGTTTTACTTTATTCTCATTTGAAGTTATACTACCTAAATTAGAAGCATATTTTATATAGTTCTTATATAACACATCTAACTCACTTTCAGTAGAAGTTGCTCTTGGTATAGGTATATTAATACCACTATCTCTAAATATCTTATTTCTGTGTCTAATAAACACTAATGTATTATAAAGACCTAATGGAATACTATCACCTTTCTTATATTTATCTATACCTTCTTCTATATGTATAGTATAGTTACCCATATAACAGTTATCATTTAATCCTCCTAACCTAAAACCATCTTTATCTATTTGTTCAGCAGGTAAAGAAGGTGCATATATACTAGCTTCATGTGGGTATAAAGCATTATAATTTTTATTATTAAGAATTGCATCAATAGGTACTCCTGTATCATAGGTAGGGTCATCTTGAAGAGTTATATTAATATTATTATCACGATGTTTTAGTAAACCTGGCCACATTATATAATTCTCTCCTAATTTATAAGTAGTACTATTTAAAGCTACCATCCTTCTATCTAATGGGTTTTCAGGATTAACATAGAAACATAACCCAATAGGAGTCTTAGTATTATCTATATTTTCAGGTGAAGTATATGTACCATCATAATATACTATATCTCCTACCTCTGCATCTCTAGTATAAAAATATACAGTAGTTAATGCTGTTATAATCTTATTATCAAGAGTAGTCAAAGTGGTAATAACAGTAGTAGAAGGATTATCCACTTTATTACCTACTAGAGTGGTAGTAATAATACCATCATTATTAATAGTAGCATATCTATTAGGAGCCATTGTATAAGTAATGCTCTTAATATTATTACCTTCTATAGGTAAAGCTTTGAAGAGTAATCTAGTCTGTCCTACTTTATTTATATATAATACTTTAGAAGTGCTTATAGTTCTAATCTCTACCTTACTATAGTTTACATATAATGAATTATTTACATCATCTATATTACCAAACTTCTGCATTAATGCATACTTAAGATTATAATCCATATTACCAAGTACTTTAATTTTACCAGTAATACTTACATTATATTTTAAGAGAGAGCTTAATAAAGTAGGAGTTACATCTACCATATTAACTTTATTAAGAGTTATATTTTGTAGTTTCTTACTTTGTTTTAAAGCTTCTTCTAAATACATTACTAGATTTATTTTAGGACAATTGTCTATTTCTAGAGTATGTACCTTATTAAAATCTTGTACAAAAGTCTTATTACTTTGGCTATTAGCTAAATTAATTAAGTTCTTTAAAGACACTTTCTCTATAGTATCAGGCATCAATAAAGAAGTTAAGTTATTACTCTTTGGTAATAGCACAGTAGAGAATGGGCTAGATATTAAGCTTATATTTCTCACTAGCACAGACTTTCTTAAATCTAAAGTACCTTGAACTGTAGTAATATTATTAATTTCTATAGTATCTACTACAGGTAGATTAAGAATCATACTAGAAGGTCTAAACTGAGTGGTATTCTCTAATATATTATCTATATTAAATTTAGTCATACTAGCACTACTTAAAGTGAACACTTCTCCTAAAGAAGCTTCTCTAAGACCTTGTACATACTTAATATAGTTTATACCATTTATAAATACATCAGTATTACCATCTGCCATTAAGTTATATAAGTCAGTAGTTTCTCCTGCTTTAGTTCTTATACCACCAAATAAAGTTTGTCCCACACCACCTTGTACATATAACCACATAGCTGGTGTTACTTTAAAGTTAAAAGTAGGATTATTACCATTAATAGTAGGAATAGACCTAAACATTAAACTACCAGGACCTCTAACATCAAACTCACCATAAGAAGCATAAGATGACATATAAACCTCTCTTTGTTTCCACCATTGTTTCTCTGCTTGAAGCTGGTCTCCAAGAGATTGTGTAATAGGAGGAGTAGCATTACTATATCTACCATCAGACATTGCTTTAGATGCTTCCTCATATAATAGTTTAGCTGTCTCATTATAAGCAACTGCTGGGAAATACTCTTGAGTACTAAAGAAATACTTCTGCATAAACCCTGTAATAGAACCGCCTAATTTAGCCATAGATGTTAGTATCTTCTTCATCATAGCTTTTAACTCATTAGGATAAGTCTCTTCTACTAAGTTAAATAACACATGATTAGCTCCATTCCAATAGTTATTACCTAAGGCATCTATATCATGCTCTTCTACATAGTATGGTTTATTCTTTCTACCAACATTATCAGCATTTATAATAGTGTCAACATCATCTTGATACCATCTAATTAAATGTGATATAGGGTCCAGATAAGGATATATATTCTTACATCTATTATCAGAAGCAGCTATCTTCTTCATTTCACTCATTGTGAATAATAAGTCTGGAATATCATAATGGGTACCTAATTTTTGTTTAAAGTCTTTTTTTCTCCACTCTTTAAACTTATTATTAGACTCAGTATTATTAGCTATAGCAATATTACCACATTGTGTATTTATATTGAATATTTCATATTTACCACCAGTCTTATTAGTAGAAGCATTTACCCATGTATTAGTGATATAATCCCATCTAAATAAATCATACTTATTATGAGTACCACTAGGCTCTGTTATCCAATATTGAACATCCTTATCTAAAGTTTTATTAGTTACTAGTTGTTCATAAGTACCTAAGTATGGTAAGATATTGGTATTATGAGTAACTACAAAGTTCTGAGCATTTATGAAATAATCTAATTTATCTTGGTCTCCACCATCATAGTCCCATGATACCTCATTATTATATATATAAGCTTCCTCTTCTGCTGAGTAAGTTACTTCATCTTTTAACCAAGGTACTCTCATCTCTGTAAGAGGTTTACCATTATCTGAACCTTCTAACATAAGAAAGTCAGGAAGAGCCTTTTTATCTATACCAAAAGTAGGTTTATCAGCTTTACCAGGACCAAAAGTAACTATTGCATAGAACTTAGGTTCAGAAGTAGGAGTTTCCTTTATAAAATAGAAGAAAGGCTTTTGTATAATAGCTACCTTAGCATTAGGATATACAGATTGTATACCACTTGCTTTTATAATATCCTTCCATAATACATTATAAGCATAAGTTTCTCCCATCTTATGAGATTGCATTGATGAAGCCCAATTTAATTTAGTAACTAATTTAACAGCTTCTGGACAATCATCTTCAATAGCATAACCTTTGTGCTTATTACCTTCTTTATCTAAGAACACTGAATCTTTATTCATCTTATATTGATGATTCCATTTCCAATAACCCTTAGATGATGAACCTTGTCCTTTAATACCTAAGTTATTAATAACTCCTGAATGCTTATCATCCCCTATAATCTCTATAGATAAAGTACCTCCATTATCTTTACTACTCTTATTTAAATAAGAAGGTACATGTCCTGTCCATACTAAACAGTTATATAACTCTTTTGTTTTACTATAAGAGATTGTACCATTATCAGATAATATATTATTAGCTTTAGTATATTTAATTTTATCTTCTATAGATGAAAGAGAAGCTATCCAATTCTTTCTTATATCATCTGCAGATAATAATTTCTTATATACCTTAAGACTATATAAATCTAAAGAAGAGCTATTAGAACCTAATCTAATTCCTTGAGAAGATAAAACATTATTTACATATCCTATAAATGAATCTTCATTAGAGTATTCTATTTCTCTGTTAATAACACCATTAATAAATATTCTAATATAGTTTTTACCTAAGTTAGCCAAGTTATTTACTATATTAATAGCTATATGTGTTCTAACTCCTTCCTGAAAAGCTATGTCTTGGTCTTTATATACCTTATTATTAGCAGTCATAAATACTGCTTCAGTTGGCTTTAATTCAAATCCCAAAGGATTATTATTTTGATAAGAGCATATTCTTATAGAAGGGTCAGTATAACTTAATACTTGAGCTGTCTTAACATCTAATTCTATAGTTAGAGATTGTCTAGGATTAGTTTTAAATTCTTCAAATACTTCATAGTTTATATTTAAGAAACTTCCTCTAGGAACTCTTAAACATTTATTTTTATCCTCATCTTCTACCCAACCATCATTAATAAAGTTAAAATTATTAAAGCTAGCTGGTATGACTCTATTACCATTGTGATTAATAATAGTAGCTCTATTACCATTATTATTACTTCTTACTTTAGGATTGATAAATAAGTCAGGATTAGGAACTGCTGTAAATCTATACTTATTACTGATAGTAACAGGAATCTCACTTAACTTAGATTGTTCCTTATAAAGATTAATAGTAGCATCTATAGAAGATAAATCACTTTCAATATCATATATAGTATTATATTCAAGCTTAGTATTAGTAGCTACTCTATCTCCATCATTCTTTAGTTCCTCTGTACCTTTAGTGATGATATTTATATACTCACTATTATCAGTACTAAATACAGCATATTTAAATACAGTTACTTTATCAAAGTTAGTGATAGTATTAACTAAATCATTAATAGCTATGTAGGTTTCTCCTGGATTTACTCTACCTAGCATAATTTGAGATACTACAGTATCAGTGACAATATCACTATTTTTAACTTGTATATAAGCTTCTATTGTATGGATTCCTTTTTGTAAAAAAGTTTCTCCAACTTCAGCATTGAATGACCATGGAGCTTCATTATAAATAGCTTCTCCTATATCAAAGGTAAACTCTTGATATTCACTTTTATCTAAGTTATAAAACTTTATTTTGAGTATTTTATCTACTGCTCCACTAATATAATAGAATAGAGGAATTAAGTTACTATTAACAGCTAATTCCCAATTATAAGCATACTCTAAAGTTAGTTTAGTTAATACTATATCCTTAAAAGTAATATATGAAGTAGTTTCTTGAGAAGACTCTCCTATTACTTTTACTCTTAATTGCTGATTACCATTAAATAGGTATTTAGTAATATCTATTTCATCATAGTTTAAATCATCCTCTGGTCTTGAAGAGATTGAGATTGAAGCAACTTTACTCCAACTACCTACTAAAGAAGTTCTATGCTCTATTATTAAAGTACCTACTTCATCAAAGTGACTAGTAGAACTATCTATAGGATTATACTTTTTAGAAGTGTACTTTAGTTGTAGTTTAACTGTACCATCTAAAGATACTATTTTATTAGTATTAGATTTTGTTTCTAGATTTACTATATAACTAGCTCCTTGTTGATGAGTATCTGGTAATATCTCATCTTGTAATACTAAAGAATCTTCTCTAGTAGTAACCCATTTATCATAAGTAGCTTTACTAGCAAAGCTCCTTGTGTGATAAAAACCATCAGATTCTCTCTCATCTGATATTTTTCTGTAGCCTATTTTAGAATTTAAAGATGACTTTATAAATTCCTGAACAGATTCACCGCTATAAGGTAATTGATTTCTGCTGTCTAATCCCCAATCTTCAGTTATACTTTCAATAGGGTTATAGCTGACTTTTTTATTTCTTTTTACCATAATTTATATATTAGTTTTTCCAACCTTCATCATTAACCCAAGGCTTATCATTTATCCACCAACCACTGCCAAAGCAGCTCTTAATGCCTTCCCATATAAGTCTTGCTGTATGATTTATAACAGTATAATACTTGGTGATTCTTTTACCACCAAGTACCATACTATTTACTTCTTTATGTTTATTTATACCATCATATAACATAATTACTAATCTTCATAAGTTGCATAATCATATCCTTCTTTAAGCTGTCCTTCAGCAATAAGTCTTTCCATCTCATCCTCAGTAACTATTATTCTAGGATGGATATGCTCTGTAAGTTTACCAATACCAGGGATATAGACTGCCTCAGTGGTAGTAACAGGATATACCTTGTCATTACTATTATTATTAGTATTACCTAAGAGATGGCTCTCTCTAAGAATTTTTACCTTTCCCATATTATTTAGTATTAGTGTTAGTATTCTTATTCAACTGTTGCTTCTTAATATTATTATCTAACTCAACTTTATGCTTTGCTAGTTGAAGTTTCTCTCTGTCTAGAGCTAATCTTTTGTCAAACTGTCTCATAGACTCTGCTAATTTATCTTTAGCTTCTTGACTATATACAGGTTCCTCAATACCATCATTATCACCACTCATTAAAGCAAATCTTTCAGCTTCAGCTTGAGCATTAATATGAGCAACCATAATCTTAGTTTCATTATCTCTAGCATTAATAGTATCCCTTTGCTGCATTTCTTCTTCATGAGCTTTTGCTTGAGCTTGTATAGATTCTTGCTGCATTTGGAGTTGCTGTTGCTGTTGTTGTTGTTGAGATTCTTTAATATCATTTTCATTCTTTTCAATAAGTCTTTGTTTTTCAGATAATGATGCAGAACTATATAGTCTCATAATAGTAGAGAATGATATAGATTGATTTTGTAATGCAGCTTGAGCTAACATATCTAACTTTTGATTTAACTCTTGTACATTACCACCATTATCTATGACTAGCCCATAATCAGCTTCTGCAAATTCATCACCATCAATATCCATAATTCTCATTGAACCATCTGATAGTATATATTGAAACTTCTCTTGTCTACCTTGAAGAGCTATCTTAGCTGTCTCTAAGAAACATTCTAAAGCTCTCTTCTTTACATCATCATGAATAGTAAATAGCCATTCTGTAATATGAGAAGATTGAAGAGTAGCTCTTTCTACACCACCTACTGTCTCTCTATTACTAACTTGACCTTCTCTTTGTCTAGTAATACCTACTACATCAGATATTTCCATCTTAATGAACTCTAGGGTATTAATATACTGTTGGATTATATTACCTAATTCAGCATCTATAATACCTGATGAAGCATTATTTAAAGCACCTGCTAGTTTACCAGTAGAAGCTCCTATATTACCTTCTTTGAAAGAATCCACAATAGCAAGGTTATTATGTTGTGCAAAGTATAACCATTTATCTACTGTCCATCCTTTAGGTATTTTAGCTAAGTCTAATTGAATTATCTTTCCATAGTTTTTAGCCATAAGCTTGTTAAGTCTATCATGGATAGCATCATACATATAGTTATATGGCTTCATCATATCTACTAGAGAGAATGGTTTACTATCATTAAGGTTATATATAGAACCTATAATACCAAAATGACATCTTGAAGGATTACTAAGTCTATTATATTGTATTACTCTAGGTCTCATATTTACATAAATATCTTCACCTATCTTAGTACCTTCCCATGCTTCATTTATATAATAAATCCATTCCTCTTCACCTTTATCTTTATCTATAGTATAAGTCTCTGGATAAAAATTAAATACTTCCTCACCTGTCTCAGGGTCATAAGACTTAACTTTCTTTATCTTCCTTCTAGACTTCCAGTACATTCTAAGTACTCTTATATTACCAGAAGTATCAAAGGGTAATAGGGAACTAGATGGACCATTAAATAAATTCAAAGGGTCAAAGAAAAATTCATCAGAACCCATTGTATCATCAATCATATGGTTATTTATAAAACCATATCTTTCATCTCTTTCTCCTACCTCATTAGTATGGTCCATATCATGAGGACCATTCTCTATATATTCTCTATCCTTAGCAGTCAATACATCATAATAGCTATCTATAATTTTAGAAGGAGACCAGTAGTCTTCCATTATTATAATATCTGCATCCTCTATTTTATTACTATATCCAGACTTAAATACTCTAATCTTTAGAGGATTTACTCTTTCTATAATAGGTTCTCCTCCTCTAATATCACATTGATATATTTCTTCCCCTACAGTCATAGCATCCATAAATCCCTCATTAAATATAAGAGGTATATTATACTCTTTCACATAGTGGTTTAATAAAGAATTGGCTCTTAGTTCTCTCATATCTTGCCATTCAAAGGTAAAATAATCAGCCATTTTCTCTAAATTCTTTTGATACTCTTCTTCACTTTGTGATTGATTTGATACTAATTGCTGTAGAGATTGTAATACTAAGTTCTTCTTATTCTCCTCTCTCTCACTAAGAGCATTAGGGTTAGTTATGACTACTTTGAAATCAAAAAGTCTTTTACTCTCCTCTCCTCTAAGTACATTCAGTTTACTATTAATAATAGGATAATGTTGAATAGAACTTGGAGTAAACTTCTCTACTACTTGTTCAGGGTTTAATATTGATTGTAAATCCTGTATATGTAAAGTACCATTAAGCAAATCATAGTTTATCTTTTTATGAATCACTGAGTTTCTTACTGGACTAAAATTAAAGAAAGTTTTTGAGTCTGCCCAATCCAAATGCATTACTCTCCATTTTCTATTCTTCTTAGAATATGGGAGTTGTTGTGGAGGTAACTTTATTATATCTTCATTCATATTACTCAAATTTTATGCAAATATAAATAAAAAAATTAAAGTACACAAGTACTAAACTAAATTATTTAGTACCTATGTACTTTATTATTAAGCTCTATTATCATAGTTTCTAGTAAAGAAATCATCATTACTTAAATCTGAAGATGAAGCCTTCTCAAATCTATCTTTAGATAGGTCACCATTATATAAGATTATCTTCTCTTCTCTATATAACATGAGCATACCTAATGCTCTAATTCTATCCACATTTATACTTGAAGAGTATGCAATTAGCTCTTGTATTAATGCTCTATTTCTAAGGGTAAATAAGTTAGGCATAGTTATTTCTTTTTCTTCACCATTCTCTTCTACTATAGTAGATATTGGTTTTAAAAGCCAATCTCTTATTAAACCATTAGCATAATTGTTAATAGCAGCTGAAGCATTTACACCTTTAGCTCCTGAACCAAATGAAGAATACTTTACAAGCTGTTTATCTCTAAGATATTCTGGAGTATCAGCCAATAAGTGAGTACAGCTTAATTTACTAAAGTAAGAAAATATACCTTTCTTATTAGATTCATATAGACATCTAGCATTATAAAATAAACAAAGTAATCTTACTACTTCAAAGTTATCATCAGCAAATGGATGTCTACCTGTATATTCTGCCACTATTCTATCAGTGAATAAATCAAGAACAAAAGTAGAAGAAAGGGATGAAGATTTAGCTTCATCATTATCTACTGGGTCATGACCTATTATATATCTATTTTCATATACAACACCCTTATTATCTTTTTGAGGCATCTCATATATTTCAATAGCTCCTAACTCTGAATTACCTTTTATAGGATATTCTCTAATAGGAGTATCATTAGATGGTGTATATTTAACAGTACCTTTATCTAATGTAAGATTAGCTATATAAACATCATTAAATGCTTTATTGTCTATATCTAATTGTTGTAGTCTTTCTGTAAGAGCTTGTACAGGGAAGAAAGCATTCTTAACTTTAATGATAGCTTCAGCTGGTGTAATAGGCATCTCAGCTATAACTCTAAGTACTGTATTAGGGTCAGCTGATTTATATTTAGCATTATACCTAGCCATCATTATCTGCTTCAAAGCTTTAACTACGTCTGATACACCATTCTTATTATAACATCCTTTTCTATTTAAGTATGATGCAAAGAAGAAACCAAATTTAGGTCTACCTTGTTTAGGTTTATCATAAACATTATCTATACTATAGATATTATAACCAGTAGGACTATATAGAAGTTCTTTTGCAGAACTAAAGTCTGAAGCATCCTCAGCAGCTGTACCTACTAAGTAAATAAGACCAAAGGTATAGTCTCCTTCTTCCACACCATATCTAACAGTATTATAGACACTAATTAAATTAGGGAAAGAACCCATCTCTTCAAATAATATATAACCTCTCTTTCCTCTTAACTTACCCTCATCATCTTTAGAAGATACACCTAGAACAGTATTAAGACTACCTTTTTTTCTACCACTTTCATCTTTATAACCCATAGTCCAAATCATATCATTCATTGAACTAGACAGTCTTAATCTAGGAAACTCTGTATTATCAGCTATAAAGTCTATCATAGGTTCAAACTTAGATAAAGTACCATCCTTACCTCCTAGATATTCTTTTTGATAAGCAGTAAGAACAGTCATAGTTCTCTTTACTACTTTAGAATTTTCTCCTAATATTAAATTCTTAGCCATGATAGAAGCTAAGGAGTAGCTCTTTGAGCAACCTCTTCGAGCTAATTCTATAGCATGTTTACCTGCTTTTCTAGCTTGGTCTAGATAATGAAATCTTAGATATATACCTTCCCATGTTTCAGGGAAGTCCTCTACTCTACTAGCCATAGATGATGTAGCACTAATCTCTGTAAGCATAATAGGACAATAGTTCATATACCAGTACATATAACCAGTTATCCATTCCCCATCAGATTCTCTTACATAACCATCTCTACATCTTCTTACTTCTTCATCAAATAATTTCCTATATTCACTGTTAGGATTTGGATTAGGTCTAAGGAATGTATAGCACCCATGCTCCTTATAAAACTTAGCCATAGGTCTAAAGTAATCCATGTTTTCTAATATATGAGGATTAGCTAAGTCTACTATTATTTTACCTTGCTCATCTCTTGGTAAATCCTTTGCTCTCTTTCTATCTGGACTAATAAGCCTTTTAATGAGTTCCACACTATTAATAGCCTCAAGAAACCATTCCTGTACTTCATTAGGCATAGTCTCCATAAACTCCTTATTAATATCTGTCTGGAACTCATTAGTAGAAATATTAAAATCTTCACTAAACTCCATAACTTCCTTCCACAAATTTATCAAAGTTCTTTGTCCAAACTTCTACAAACTTAATAATAGATTGTCTTTCACACTCTTCTACTAATACATCTTCAAGACCAGTCTTCATAGCTGTAGCATATTGAGTATGTACTACTCTTATAGGAACTCTCATATCATTAATATAATCAATATCAGTATAAGCAACTTTAAGAGTTCCTAGCTTTCTTTCCCATTTAGAGTGTATTACAAAATGTCCTCTAATTTTAATATCTTTCTCATATCTTAGTTTATCAAGAGTCTTATTAAAACACTCTAATACTACATTATTCCCCATCTTCATATAATGATTTAGTTTGTGAACCTCTTGCCTTAGTATCATTAATAATTTCTTTAGAAACAGCTCTTTCAGCTTCATCTAAATCTTTTACAAGTCCTGGTATTTGCTTAACTATACCAATAGCATCTTTTAAATCTTTAACTTCCAAATTATCAAAGTTTAGTTCTCTGATTTTATTTCTAAATTTATCTACCATTAGTCTAGTGTCTTCTAGAAGAAGTGAAGAAGTAGGGTTAAAAGATTTATAAAAGTCTATAGCAGCTAAAATAAGATTATCTGGCTTCCATGTATCAGGCATACCTTCTCCCTCTATAATAGCTTTACTTCTATCATCAGCATCAGTAAGATACTGATAATCACTTCTAGGGTCAGCCATAAAATAAACATAGGCTAACTCTTGCATAGCAGTATTTTTATTTTTACTTTTGTCTCTATTATGAATGACTTTAAAAGGTTTAAGCATTAATGCTTCAGGCTCAATACTAACTTGATACCCCTCATATTTAAATAATTTAATCATATCTTTTAGCAATAAAAAAGCCTATGAGAAGTTCCCATAGGCTATATAATTATAATATAATTTTGTTATCAGGAACTATCAAATTACTAGTATTAGTTTCAGTAGTTTGTTCCTCCTCCTCAAAGTCAGTAATCACAAAGTCAATATCTTGGTCATGAAGGAATAGGTGATTGGTATGATTAATTTCTACCATAGGAAAATCATATCTCAATACCTGATTGTAACTAATAACACCATCCTTAAGAGAACCTTCTTTATGCTCTTTTACAGCATATCTCTTAGGGTTAATCATTACTAGGTCTCCTTCCTTAATATCTCTAACCATAGGTCCTACAGCAACTACTCTTTGATATTCTTTTAAAGTACCTTTTGTATGTTTAGTATCTATGATAGTACCAGACTTAAGGTCTTCTTCATATTCATCTGCTGTGGTAATAACTTGATTATAAAGGAGTTTAATTCCTTTTACATTTATTGTACTCATTATTTATTCTTATTATATATACTTTTAATCTTAGCCCACCTATTATAGTTACAATATAATTTACCTAGATAGGGTAGATTAAAATTAGTTCTTAATTTATTAAATTGTTCTTCAGTAAGTTCCTCTTTAAGAGGTAGATTACTTATGTGAGTCTTTATAAATACCCAATAAGATTTATATACTTGCTTAATTACCTCTTTTGGTAAGTTAAGTTCTTTAGATAGATTATTTATCACTTCCTGCATTTAAATCAAAGTATAGTAGTAGTTGAAAAGATTCATCTTCACTATTAAGATTCTTTGGTATAAACCTTGGATTAATCCTACCATCTATTATTATTCTAGCTTTTCTTAATTTACCTAATATAGCTTGAAAGTGGGCAGGAGTTATATTACATTCTTTCCTTATCTTTTGCCTACTATCATCTCCCATAGTGACTCTGTCTAATATTTCATCATCACTTATAGACTTACTAAGCTCAAACCTTTCTTTTAATAAGGCAGCTGCTACCTCCATTTCTCTAGAAGTTAATCTATGAAAAGGTATAAGGAACTCAAGCCAAAATCTAAAAAACTTATCTTGTAAAGAAGTAGGTACTCTTATTATATTATTAACCTTCTTCTTATCCATATTAAATATCTTTAGATTCTTCTACCTCTTCTCTAGAAGACATAGTATCTTCAATTTCCTTAATGATAGTTTTAACAAATTCAGGTTTAAATCTATCTTGATACTTTAATACTTTAAATTTAAAACCAAGCTCTGTATAACCAGCCTGATTACTAAGATTTTGTACTGCCTTCTTTAGTTGTTGATTCTCTCTAAATAAAGCTTCTGCTTGTTGAGAGATTTGCTTAGCTGCATTCTCTAACTCTTCATAAGATAGCTTCTTATTTTTAACTGTCTCCTTATTATTCTCTTCCATATTAATAATCCTTTTCTAAAAAATCAAACCCATATTTATTTCTATATAAAGTTCTCCATTCTTCAATAGAACATTGTCCTATATCTGTAGAATTGCATTCATCACAAAACTCTGCATTCTCTAAACCAGGTACTGCTCTAATTCTTAAGGACAGACAGCTTTTACAATAAAAGACAGGTTCATCATTATAATTAATATCCTCTGTTGGTAAGTTGTGCATAAATACTCTTCTTTAGCTTGGTTATACCATGTCTTCCATCCTTAGTAGAGACATTCTTAAAGGGTCTATTAGGATAAATACTACCATGTATAGAAACATGACCTCTTCTTATAGCTCTTCTAATAGATTTAAATCTTTTTACACCACTATAATCTATAAGTTGTAATAACCCTAAATCTTCTCCATTATCTCTCTTCTCTTCCATAATATCTTATTTATAAATAATTGCTACAAACTCTTTATCACCATAAAAGGTACTAACTACATCTTCCTTTGTTATACCATCTTTATTAAGTGCCTGTATTAAAGCTATTAGTGTAGGAGCTTTATAAGCATCCCATATTTTATTATTATTCTCCATAATACAGATAATTATTTTTTAAGAGTAGTAATAGACTTTGATATAGCATTAGCCCTCTCTTTTAAGTTGTCTACTTGTTTCTCTGCTTGAGCTAAAGCTGCTTTTAATCTATCCTTATCATTCATTATTTCTTGATACCTTTCAAGAGTTCTAGCATCCTCTTCAGCTCTCCATCTTAGTTCATCTGCTGATAATTTTTTACTATCTTTCATATATTTAAATTTAATAGTACAAAGATAAATATTATAAATTTAAGATGCAAATAATTATATAATAAATGTAATAAAATTAACAATTATTATATTTTTACATTTCTATAATCAGTAGGATTTTTTACTAATATATTATGTTCTCCTTTAACTTCTTCTATCTCTTTCTGTGCAAAGGTAATGTCAAAGAAAACAGATAATTCATTGAAGGTTTCTTGCTCTTTTTTTAACTCTTGCTCTAATCTCATAACCTCTGTTCTTAGGTCAGTTAAATGCTCTTTACGAGATAATAAATCATAATACATATCCTTTATCTTTTGTTTAGCATCTTCTGCCATGAGAGAAGGATATTTCAATGTTATATTACTAATCTCATATCTATTATCTATTAACATAATATTAAACTAAGATTTATTATTATTTTCATATTTCTCTGACCATGCTTTAGTAATACCTGCTGTAGCAAAGACACTAGCAACAGCACCTATATAAGCTGCCATACCATTTAAATCAGTAGCTATTGTATGGGTAGTTAATACTTCCACTAGAAGAACTATAATAGGCACAGTTAATAACAATAGTCCTATTAAAGTTACTGATACTAGGAAGAAGTTTTTAGAGCTAACTCCTGTATTATTACTAATGAGTTTTATTCCCCAATTAATAACTTTATTTATATAATTCATAGTTGTGGAGCTAGGACTCGAACCTAGGAAATCAAAGATATCAGATTTACAGTCTGATGCAGTTGCCACTGTGCCACTCCACAAAAATAGGTAGCCTTTTAAGCTACCTTGATTCTATAAAAGAATCCTAAAAACAATGAGTATTAAATTAACAATATTCCTACCAATAATAATTGAATTAGTTGTCCAATAAAACCACCTATCATAGTAGCTACCCAATCCAACCAATCAAACTTATTACCATATTCTTTATCTTTAAACTCTAAACCAGTAGCTAATCCTAATACACATAGTATGGTAAATACCATTCCTACAGGGATAGCATACTTTAGATGTTGCATTCTATTACTCTCACTTAACCACTTCATAGAGACCATCAAGCTTATATTTTAAGAATCCCTTATGCACTTTGATGATAGCAAAATGATTAGTAGTAATTGAGTCTAGTACCATATTATATTTTATGGTTTGAACATCAATTTGTTTACCAGTTCTATCAGTCATCTCTTCTAGAGGAGAGAAGGTAAGGTCAACCACTTTAGCATTAGTAGTATCATTTTTCTCCAATAGTTCAGTAACAGCTTTTACATCTTCCTTATTACTTTCTGTCATAGCTGCTCCCCAACCAATCAAAGTCATAGTTCCAATAATCAATGCTACTACCACTAAGAAACCTAAAACAATTTTCTTTACATTCATAATTAATACAATTTAAATAAAAATAATTAGCGGAGTAAGGTGTGTCTGACTCACATACATTATTATGTACAATCTGCTTAGCAGGCAGTTCCTCTTCCACTAGAGGTTCTCTACTCCATTTGCCACCTATACCTCTGTACTTGGTGGACTTAGTAGTACTGATGTAAGTGCAGGGTATGAGGGATTTGAACCCTAACCTTCACATTGACAGTGTGATATGCTAACCATTGTCACTACATACCCTTTAAAAAATAGTAGCCCTAGTCTTCACAGATTTAGACTACTTAAAATAAAAGTGTTTTAAATGAAATCATTAACCGTAAGTTGACTCTACAAGACTTGAACTTATAATACTAGTGCCAAAAACTAGTGTGTTACCATTACACCAAGAGTCAATAAAGAGCTACTATATAATAAGTTAGCTAGTAACTCTTAAATAAATGCTAACTTAAGTTGCATCCCTTTCATTTCACAGGTGCAAAGATATATAAAATTGTTGATATACCCAAATAATCCTTATACTTTTAACCCTTATTAACTAAACTTAGGTAATATAACCTCTGGTACTACTAGTCTTGAAGGTGTAAATGAATATTCTAGTCCCAAATCTATATCTTCTCTATCAGGTAAAGAAGGCTCCTTATTAATAGTAGGTAAAGGCATAGATTGCCAATTAGCTACACTACTATATTGAGGATTGTCTATATTAGTCTCTTGAAGAGGTGTTATAATAGATTCAGGATTAGTTATAGGAGGTAAAGAAGGTTCTATTACACTTTGACCTCCATTCTTATTATAGGCATTAGCAAACAATTGCTTTTCTACATTTCTTCTTTTAGCTAATCCTCTTAACTCTTTATCTCTAGAAGCCCACATAGAATTTTGTACATTCTCTACATTACCATTACCATTATATAGATTAACCAGTTGAGGTACTACTCTTTTCTTAAAGTTACCTGCACCTACATTATAAGAATAAGAATATAAAGCATCTAATTCATCTTGTGTCATCTTACCTCTGATATCTGAGGGAATAGCATTGTAAAAATCCATATCTTCTAGTTCAAAGGCTCTATTAGTCTTCATGGAATCTCCCTCCCATTTAGCTATTCTATCTCTGATACTTTGAGATGATTTATATCCTCCTTTGCCATATTTATTCCCTTCATGAGTCACTAAGGACCATGCTTCTTCAGGATTATTATTAAAGTAATCCATATAATTATGGGAATTATCATTGTCCACATCTATATTATTATGTGCCTTTAATCTATGTTTCCATTCTGAAAACCCTCCATCTGCTTGTTGATTATAGAGTCTTTTTATAGCACCTAAATCTTTAATCCCATTCTGTACTCCTAGTTTTATTAATTCACTTCTTTGTTCTATATTTAAATCTTTCCACATATTATTCAGTATTGAGATACAATAAATCCCCAAGATATTAATAATACCTTGAGGATTGAACATAATTATTCCCTAAGAAAATTTATTAATACTCAGTTAAGTATTAACTATTTAATTGCATCTTTCTTAACCCCCGTTCTTGGTTATACCCCTAAAGCTAGATTTACCTGTACCTTTTCTCAGATGTATTGGTTCTAGCAAAGTTAATTATAATGCAACCAGTTTTAGTAGTATTGGGGACAACCTCACTCTTATTTAGAGTTACTAACCCAACTTCTGACCCATTACTTGATTACCTCATGGGTGATTCCATCTACATCAGGTGGACTACTGGGTGCAAATGTAGTAAAAAATATTTATATGTGCAAGAGAAATAATAAAATATTTATATTGGCAATGGTCTTTTATTTATAATGAGATTTTTTATAATAATTTTTTTTTAATTTTTTTTCATATTATATTTACAAGAGTGGATTATTGTCACCCAATACCTCCCCTAGGCTTTAGGCAGGAGGGGTTATACCCCTCTGCTGGAAATAGCAGATGAACTGCTATGGATATTAATTTACCCTTAAATAATTTACAATTATGTTAAAGTCAACTATGAGCCTCAAAGAGGCTAAGAATGTTTTAGGAATCCAAAACATTACAGAATCTTCTGCATCAAAGAATGGCAGAGAGTTTTTATTTGTTTCTTTCACCAGTCAAAAGACAGGTGAAGTAGTAGATTGCCTTGTCTCTGAAAAGGCAGTTGCTGACTATAAGTCAGGCAAGTTTGAAAATCTCTGTTTGTCAGAGATTTGGGATGATGATACTAATAGCCCTTCTGGCCTATGTAGTATTCATCAAGTTCCTGCTAATAAGCAGGTTAAAGAGTGTGCTTGGTAAGCACCTCTTTAATATAGGGAGTGAGAGTAAATCTCACTTCCTATATCTTTTTATTTAAAATTAATAATATCATATATACATTATTACATTAAAT